ACTAGAATATGAAAGAAGATCATTACTTCAGGAACAATTTTTAATTGAAAGAGGAGCTAGATCACCATTAACGGAAGAAGTAACTGAAAGTTTAAGGTATTTTAAATTTACCGATTACATGAATAATAAATTAATAACTCAGTACGATTCTAATCGATGGGTGATTTATCAAAACGGTAAAGAGGTTGAACAAATATACTATAGTGATGACGATGAGGATGGTGAACATGAGGAGGAAAATGAAAACCGAATAAGTGAGATTGAAGATAGAACTAGTGAAATTGAATCTGAAATTGAAGTAATTAAAGATGATCCAGATGGTGATTTAGATGATGATTCAGTGGAAGAAGCTGTTGAGGACCGATTGTCCGAGATTAGAGATAACCCGACAAGATGGTTGGATGATTATGGGATGGATTATGGTCCTTTTATTGATAAAGATGAAATGTTAGATGATTTAGTTAGTGATAGTGATTATGGTAGAATTAGTGGTTATGACGACACATATGATTACTACACAATAAATCAGGACCGATATTATGTTGTTAGAACAGATTAATCTTTACACCAACAAGATTTATGTTTATTATTATGATTGATGAAACGAAAGAAAAAAATAGAATTTTTAATGAACACCGACTGGATGTTCGAAAAACCAATCGATAAGGAACATAAAGAGTACAAGCTACTCTCGTACTTTCAAAAAATGGGTGAAAAACTAGATAATCTGGAACTGTACCCAAGTTTTATTGAGTTGTCCCTACACTTAGCTAATGTCCAAACATTAATCAAGGATAGAAAAATCGTATACACCAATAAACGATTTCTATCAGTTGACGACGAATTGTTGGTTAGGGATTTAAAAATTAAAGACATTCCAGAAATGGATGAATCTGAAACTGAAGAGTTTATTGAAATCCTAAAATACACCGCACCAAAAATGTTGGAGTATTTCAATATCGCTAAATCAGTATGGACAATAGTGTTCGATAACGTAGAGATCAAACCAAAAAAGAATAAAAAAAATACAACAAGTACTACCGGATATTTTTATTTTATTGATAAAAACACAAATAAAAAATATGTGTGGAGATACGACATCAAACAGGTGTCCAAAAAGTCACCAGAAAAAAAGACAACAACAAATTTAATATTTTCTGACACCACAGATTTGACAATATCAAAAATTATTGATAATTTTAATACGGTTGATAAAAACACAGACGGAAAACTACCGGTATTTGAAATGACCAGTAATGGTGAGTTCCCAATAGAACAAACATTACTACCTTTGTTTAAACGTAAGTTAATAACATATGTTGGACAAAATGAAATCATTAATAAATATAAAAAATTAAAGGATAGGTTTTCTATAGTTAACGAAGATGACGGGATTTAATAAAAGATTTTTTAGTAAGGAAGGAATATTAAAAAATTTAGATAACATAATGAAATACTTGGATTCAGACGCAGCTTATCTAACCGATGATTTTTCAGTGATAATATACCGAATGTTTAATGAAGGTAAAACCGAAGAAGAAATACTTGAAAAAATTAAAGAATTAAATAAATAATAACATGAATCTATTACCTGGAATGAAAACCGACTGTAATGAAGGAAACATTAGTTGGTTCCCAAACAGACAAAACCTACTATCAAATTTAATAAGGGAATATAAACCTAAACAGATTATTCAGATCGGGTTTAATATGGGACACTCAGCTTTTATTATTTGTGATACAATAGCTTCAATGAGACAATCTGGTGAATACGGTGAAACACCAGTAGTAATAACTGTTTTTGATATTTGTGAACACGAATGTACGGTACCTAATTTTGAGATATTATCGGAAGAAGTTAAAAAGTATGGTATATACATGAATTTAATACCAGGAACCTCATTAGAGACAATTCCACTGTTTCTAACTTCAAACGAAGTTCTATTTGATTTTGTTGAGGTTGATGGTGGTCACACATTTGAATGTGTAACATCCGACACAATATTGACAGCTTCTAGATTACAACCAGGTGGTGTTATATATATTGATGATTATAAATCCACAGAAACTAATATACCAGATGTTGATAGGGGTGTTGATAGTATTAATTGGGAAAACTTCACAATAAACAGTATTGATGGAGCTTTCTGGGCAATTAATACAAAACCAAATCAAACAACTGAACATGTAGACCACCCAAATCATTATGGTGGTGGTGAAAATCCATACGAAGCTATTAAAGTTATTGACGCTTGGGATCTCGGGTTTTCATTAGGTAATACTGTTAAATATATTTCTAGAGCTGGTAAAAAGGACCCAACAAAAGAATTGGAAGACTTAAGAAAAGCTTTATGGTACCTAGATCACCATATTAAGAATTTGGAATCAAAATTAAACTAAACTAACCCATTTTGAATACTTAGGATATTTATAATAAATTAAGTATTTTTAATGAATAAAAATCAAAAACAAATTTTGGAGGAAAAATGGAATAGACTATCAGATAATGATAAGTTATTCCTATTATCATTATGTAATGATTTATTACCAAAAAGAAAAAAAAATCTAAATGAATCACAATGGTATAACACTGTTGGTGACATATTAGGTATATTTGACCCAACTGGTGTTATAGATTTAGCTAATGGTATCTCATACATTAATCAAGGTGATTATTTATTTGGGTTTTTATCCATGATATCGGTAATACCGTACGTTGGTGACGTATTAGCTAAACCGGTTATGGGTGCTATGAAAGTTGGTAAACCAGCGGTTAAAACATTGGATACCGCTTTGAAATTAAGTAAAGCTGGTAAAAGTGCTGAGGCTCTTGGAATACTTAAAACGTTGTCAGCGGAAAAAGGTGTTGTTGGTAATTTTGTTAGGGGGTCCGGACAGTGGACACCAAAATTAAAAGCTGCGGTTGACAATGTACCTGGTGGTGTACTAACCAGGAGAACTAGGGGTGTACTCGGACAGTGGATAGATCTATTCTCCCAAGCTGGTACCAAAGGTAGGGTGTTAAAAGCTGAGACTGGTAATTTAGTAAAAAATTGGTCAAAAATTAGTGACGTACAGAAAATTGAAAATATTAAAAATTTACGAAAGTTAGCTGACGGATCGAGTATATTTAAGGGATATAAAAACGCCAATCCAACACTTTGGTCAGGATTAGCTGGTGGTGTTCCCAGAATATGGGGTAATAGATCTGTTAGATCACTTATGAGAAGAACTAAATGGTATTTAGGGTTTTTGGATTTTCTTGGGTTAGGTAATTGGGTTGGACCAGAAGAATTGGATGCTAAATATGGTCAGGAATATGTCAACCAAAAAGTTGGGGAGTATTCACAAACACAACAATCACAACAGTATTATAATGACGAATTTGGGGGACAACAACCAGAAGGTGAACAACAATTAGCCGGAGCGGAAGAGATAACAACACCAACAGAGTTATTGACTAAAAATGTGTCAAACCCAACGGTAGACCCTGTAGGTTTTTTAATTAGATCATTAATTTAGTTGGGTACTCAATAGACATACCCTCCCTAATATTGTATTTATCACAATCACCACCGTTAATTTCCAATACCATATCACCATAACCACGATATCTCTCACATTCAGAACCAGTACTGTCTAAACATGGTTTACAATTTTTATGTATTTTTGTGATTACATTATTGTCAATAAAAATTATATCTAAATGAACAATACAATCAACCATCCAGAACGAATGGTTGGACTTTTTCATTAAAAACAACATCCCATTAAAATCATCATCAAATTTTTTACCCATCATACCGTCACTAATGTCTTTATCGGTCATAGGACATTTTACATTAAAAAGACTATTGTTTATAATTAACTTTATCATATATTTATAAATATTGTCGTATGGTTAAATTTAAAAGGTATTCAGGTATTATAATCAAAAACAAAGATAAGGTGTTGTTATGTAAACGATCACCAGACGAATCAATGCCAAATGTCTGGTCAATACCTTCTGGAATGATCGAAGGTGATGAAACACCAGTACAAGCTGCTTTACGAGAATTTAATGAAGAGACAAATATTGTACTACCAGACAAATTAAAATTAGTTGGATTTATTAATAAATATGATAAAGACCAGACAACAAAACGTGGGTTAATTTATGTTTATTTACATGAAACAAGTAAAAATATAACACCAAATTTAAATAAAGCTAAAGACGGACACGAACACAGTAAATGTGGGTATTTTACAATAGATGATCTACCATTTAGTAAAAAAAATGATCAATTAGAGGAAATTATAAAAAAAGTATTAAAAAAGTAAGAACTTTTAAAAAGTATTGTGTATTTATATTACACAAAACCTAATATTCCCTTTCAAAATATTGTTGGTTAATAACTAAAAATCTCATGGAAGTAATTTTTTATGGGATTTTTTTTTGCCAATTAAAATATATCTTGTATATTTGTCTTAACATTAACAGATACCCAATGACAAAAGAACAAAGAAAATCTATCGAAACCATTAAAAAATTCCCGAAAGGTTTGAAGATGGTATATATGACTTCCGACAAAGCGGTGGTTAAACTAATCTCAGAAGGACACTCAAATAGTGACGCTGAAGGTTGTGTAATTGAAGTACTTAAAGAGTGTGAGACCGATTTAAGACACGGAAATTACTCAGAAGTTATTATGGTTTTAAAACAAATTTTTAACGTTTAAGATATGAAAAAGATTGGATACGGAATATTAATTATCAACGAGAAGTTTGGTACATTGTTAGAGGAAGTATTTGTTGATCAGATTCAGTTTAAGTTGTTCTTGAAAATGATCCACGGATGTGTGGAGTTAAACGAGGACCTAACGTCATTTAATGGGGATACATTCTACATTCACATACCAAGTCGGATCCTTAAGGACTGTGTTATTGTCACCTCAACCAAGGAACTTGATATGGTAAATCCAGTTAAAAGTAAAATTGAAGCTTTAGTTACTAAATAATTATTAGTATGAAATTCATTTATTTAGTTTTATTTTCTTTAGTTCTACTCACGTCATGTGTCAAGGAGAACATACAACCAAATCCACCAAATCCACCACAACCAATTATAACTGACACCACAAGTATTGATAGTGTATATACATTGTCAGGTCAAGACTGGGTCGTTACTGGTTATCGTGTTGGGGAGTTTGGTGAGGTATTACCACTTAATGACACAATATCTTTTATTGATAAGGACACATACATTATGAACGGTACTCAGAGTGTTTATCATTTGACAGAGACCATGTCCGGAATGAACTTAAGTTTGTATTCGTTCATATGGGGGGATATGAGTGGAAGTGTGAACATGTCAATGTTTAATTACGGATCAATACCTGGGGTACCATTTCACATTATAACACCAGGGACCACAAACAATACTAATTATTATCTTTGGATAAATAAAATTTAAATATGGGGACCAATTTTTATAGAATACCTTCAGTTAAGGAACTTGAGGAAAGAAAAAACAAGTTACAGACTAAAATAAGGAAAATGGACATAAGTCCAAGATCAATTAATAATAATTTTAACATTGGTGGTGGTCCAGATGAATGGACTAACTGGTCCCCATGGGATGAATTCACCGACAACATTCTAATCCATTTGGGTAAAAGGAGTATGGGGTGGAAGTTTTGTTGGAATTTCCACGATAAAAAATTCTACACCAGTAAAGAAGAATTATTTGACTTTATTAGAAGTGGTCGTATAATTGATGAGTATGGTGTTGAGATTAATCAGGACGAATTTATTGAAATGGCCCTTGATTGGTGTAAGGACGGATGGGACACACAGACATACTATGAAGAAAATCCATCAAGTAGAGTTTCATGGTTTGATAGTTCTAGGTATCACGATATTTATATTGACGATTTAAGAATATCAACATCGACAGAATTTAGTTAGTTTCCTTGTTTAGAAAAAACAAGGTGGTGGAGTCGGACACAATCTAAGTGTTGACCTAAAATTTAAGGGGGGATTTATTCCCCTTTAATTTTTTTAAGGTTTTTCTTAAAATTAGCTTTAGCTTTATGTAGGTTTGATTTTGATGTACCCTCACTAATACCCAGTTCGTCAGCTATTTCCTGGTGAGATAGACCTTCAAAGTAGTACATCTTTAATACTTTTTTATAGTTTGGTGTTAACATATCAATAGCTTTTTTAATCTCCTCCTCACTATACTCATTCATAAATAAATTTGGGTCATTTGGCTCCTCCTCTGGAGTGGACAACAGTTCACTATCTGAAGTATGTTTCATTTTATTACCCCTCATTTGATCTATTATGTGGTTTCTAATTAACCTAGCTAACCAACCTTGAACATTACGTACATCATCAAATTTATCAAATTTCTCATACGCTTTTATAAACGCTGACTGACAATAGTCTTTAGCTAAGTCAGAGTCGTTGTTAGACATCGGATAACAGATCTTACGATACATTTCCTGGTAATACATCTTATAGATCTCCCCAAAATCCGAAGATTCAAAAAGCAGAACTCTATATTGATTTTCTGATAATACCAATTTCATACTTATAAATATTTGTTTTTTCAAAAAAAAAGATTTATATTTGTCACATGGATAAAATATTATATATCGTTAGAGGAATTCCCGGATCAGGGAAGAGTACCTTTGCTAAAACATTGGGTGGACAACACTACGAAGCTGATATGTACTTTGTAACTCCATCAGGGAAATATGAATTTAACCCAACGAAAATCAAAGACGCACACCAATGGTGTCAAAGTTTTGTTAAAACTGATATGATCCTGGAGTACCCAAAGATAGTCGTCTCAAACACCTCAACCCAAGAATGGGAAATGAAACCATATTTTGATTTAGCTAAGGAGTTTGGATATACCGTTTTCACCATTATTGTTGAAAACAGACACGGTGGTAAAAACCAACACGATGTCCCAGAAGATAAAATTGAACAAATGATAAATCGTTTTGAAATTAAGTTATGAGTAGGTTAGATAAATTAAAAGAACAACACCCAGATTTGAATGTATCAATAATTGATATAATCTCTTATTTGGACCCAACTGATTCGTATAAGTATTTGGATTTTTTGATTAAAAACTTCAAAAGAGACAATGAGTATTATAGTCCAAATAAAGAAGAGTTCATGGGGTATATGGGAGTGTTCTTATTTGGTTCGGGTGAGATTGAAACCCTAAATGAATTTGAGAGACACTCTAGATCTAATAGAATTGAAAATAAAGATATTAGTTCTTATAGTAATTTTCTAGAATTGTATGAGGTTGTTAAAAAAGCCGAAGAAATTGAAAATAGGAAAAAACTAGAAAAAGAAGTTATTAAAATTTACGAGGACGATACCTGGTTTATAATAACCCCATTAAGTTTTGAGTCATCCAAAACCTACGGATCAAACACAAAATGGTGTGTGACACAAGAAAAATATTGGGTTAATTATTTATCAACACACCGATTAGTGTATGTTATAAATAAAACCACCGGTTTAAAAATAGCGTTCTCAAGAAACTTTAGGTTGGAACATCAAAGAAACAGAAACAATCAAATACAAGCTTGGAATGAACAAGATAAAGAAATAGACCCGATGTCAATCAGTGAAATCCCAGATGAATTGTTTTTGGTTGTAAAAAAAGAATTACAAATGTATAAGACAACCGGTGAACTAGCTGGGATAGAAAATAATACATTATTAACCAATTCAGATTCATTATACGGGACAATGGGAAATCCATACTCTATCAGTACAACAGCGACCCTAGATATCCCAAGACCAGCAAACCCAAATAGAAGTTATAATGTTGATAGGATTTCTAGACTTAGGAATATGATTAATAGTTACCCGGACTCTTCTAGATTTGTCCCACCAAGTGATCTTGATTGGTTAGATGATTTACCATAAAAAATAGGATATGAATTTTAAAAAAATATTAACAACCGGAAAAGTTTTTATAACTTCAGACACACACTATGGACATAAGAACATAGTTAGAGGTACGACAAACTGGAGAACACCGGAAGGTGAGATACCAACCGACTCAACTAGAGATTTTGACACCATTGAAAAAATGAATGAAAGATTAGTTGAAGGTATTAATAGTAAGGTGGGTCAAGATGATACCCTAATAATGTTGGGTGACGTTTCATTTGGGGGATTTGAAAATATTGATATATTCCTTGATAGACTTGTTTGTCAAAACATCCACCTAATATTAGGAAATCACGATCACCACATTGAAAATAACAGAGCAAACATCCAAACAAGATTTTTAAGTGTACAACATTACTTGGAAGTTAAAATAGATGATAATTCATTTGTTTTGTGTCACTACCCATTACAGAGTTGGCATGGGTTAAACAAAGGTGTTATTCATCTTCATGGTCACGTTCATTTACCAGAACATAGAAAATTTGGTAATGGTAAAAAAATGGATGTTGGTGTTGATGGGAATAATATGAACCCATACACTATTGATGAAATAGTTAGAATAATGAATAAACGACCAATTGGGTCTGAAGTACTTGATGACCACCACCTGGATGATAAGGTTGGTGTTGTTGGGTAATTAATTTGTAATAAATAAACCAAAATAAAAACAAAAACTATGAGAAAAGCTAGTTTATTTTTACCGATGTTTTTGATGTCGGTTATGATGAGTGGTGGTCCGGTAAAGGGAACAGCTTCGTATTATGGACAACACTGGACCGGAAGGAAAACCGCGTCAGGTGAAACATTTTACAGTGACAGTTTAACCGCAGCACACAAGTACTATAAATTTGGAACCATTGTTAAGGTGAAAAATTTAAAAAATAATGACACAATCCTGGTCAAGATCAACGATAGACTACCAAAGTCGTCAAAGATGATTATAGATTTGTCTTATGGATGTGCTAAGAAGTTAAACATTATTAGAGCTGGAATTATTCCGGTATCTTTGGAAATTGTTGACACCGTACCTTTACGGAAGTAAACATACTTATTGATTAATTCTAAACTGGGGATCTATAATGGGTCCCCTTTATATTTATATAATATGAAAAATATTTTTTTAACCGAGAATCAACTTAATTATATATCAAAAAAATTGATAACTGAAGCTGTTGGAGTACCTGAAGGTATTATAGATGAAGCTGAAAAATTATATAACTTCATTTCGGAACAATTGAAAAAAATTAACACCAAAGAACCCAAATACGAATTTGGGAGTACATTTGAAATTAACATTTTGGATCTGAAATTAAAGGAACTAGAAGTTGAGGTTTCCGTTGAAACTGTCGATGAATATGATGGTGAAATGGTGATTGGGTCTATGGGTGTTTATAACCAATCTAGATTTGATACGGGTATTAAAATGGTAATTATATTACAAAATTCTAAACTAGATTTAGCTTTAAGTTTTATAGCTTCAGAAAATTGGGAACCAAGTGATATGTATGAGTCGTTTACAAAAGATAGTATTGAAACCATCTCAATATTAGCACATGAGTTAAAACACAGATATGACAAATCCAAAAAGAAGATGGGTCAATTAGGTAAATTAGCAAAATACCAAGTATACGCGTCATCTGGAATTAGATTCGGTATTCCGGTGATCGATGATTTTATGAGAAAATCTTATTTCATCAGTTCAATTGAGAATCTGGTTAGACCAACTGAGATAGCTGCTAGGATGAAATTAAAAGGAGTCACCAGAGACCAATTTTATGAGTTCATAACCAATGACCCAACATTCATTGAAATTAAAAATATTAGAGATCTTACTTTTGATAAATTAATTGAAAGTATGAAAAATGAAATGGACAGAATTGATAGGTTATTAACACACGTTAAACTTGACCCAAAAAATATGTCAGATAATGAAAAAATATCAAAGATCCTTGAACTTGTATATATCAACATAGTAAACGCTAAGATTAACATTTTCGACGATCAATTTTATAACGCTAAAGACAGACTGGACCAATTGTTTTCAAATTTTATTGGAACTTCTAGTCCATTCATAGATAAAGAAAAGGAAAGGATTAGAGATAAATACATCTCAAGAACTGTAAGGTATCAAAATGATCCTGTACAGTTTTTTAAAGATGAATGTGAAAATTTTAATAGATTAGGTAATCAAATGTTAAAAAAAATATCAAAAATTTATTCCTTAATCCCAGACGAGAAGGAACAAACAAACGAATCGATCGTGAATTGGGATTTACACCAGAAACTTATGGAAAAGAAGTACGGTAAAAGACCAATCCAAACCACCTACAATTTCAAAAAATAATTTGTTTCATTAAAAAACATTTCTTAACTTTACGGAGTGAAAAAACCCTGCAAAGAATGTCCTCATTTTATTCGTAATCGTCATAATGATATGATTGTGGAGTTCGGTAAAAGAACCGGAAAGAAACACAACTGTCATATGACGGAAGGAAAAAAAGATTTGTGGAATGTAACGGATAAAAAACTTGAATGTTATGGAAGTAAAAACTAAATTTGGAACATATACGATGGAAACAAGAAACAGCACAAAAATAAGCACAGATAAACTTGCAGTGTTTATTGAACGACTTAAAAAAATAGGAATAGAAGTAAAACTATCAGGAAACTTTCCTTGGATTTATCTTGATGAAATCAATGGTATTAGAGTAACCGAAAGGTTTGCAGCAAATCACGGATTTACTGTGATGTTTCTTCCAGGAAGAAACGACTCGCCACCATCTGAATTTACAGATATCAAGGAAATCTTCAATCTTTTGAGAAAATACAAAAGAGAAAGTGCAATAGTTAAAATGATGAAAGACGACGAAAAAGACGGATTGTATGAAAAATAAATTATTTTTGGATGATGTAAGAATCCCAAAAGACGCAATTGGGTTGGTCTCAGATAAACACAATCAGTTTTACTTTTCCAATGATTGGGATATAGTGACAAACTATGATGATTTTGTTGAATACATTGAACTTAACGGAGTCCCTAAATTTGTATCATTTGATCACGACCTAGGTGATACCGCGATGGATGAATATTTTAGAAATGTTGCAACCAATGGAACTTTGGATTATGATAACATAGAAGAAAAAACTGGTCTTGACTGTGCAAAGTTTCTTGTGGAATACTGTGCAGATGAAAACCAACCATTACCGGAGTATTTGGTTCATAGTGCAAACCCAGTTGGAAAAAGAAATATTGAAGGATTTTTAGAGAACGCAAAAAAACATTTAAACATATAATATGGATCTTACAAAATTAACAATGGACGAACTTATTTCTTTGAGAAATAAAATTGAAGGACTTATTCATTCATATGAGGATGGTTATTTATACATCTGTTCTGTCCGTCAGTTTGGCAGTGTGTGGGAAGAAAGACCAAGTAGTTTATATTCATTAAAAGAACTTTGTGGTGAATACAACGGAGACAATGGCATTGTTGATGTTTACACCAATAACCCAAATTTGGAATTTCCTGAAATGGAGTTTTATAATTATGGCGATGTTATGTACATCAAATCGGAGGACGATTATCGAGAGTGGGTTAAACACACTAAGTCTAAAAACTTTATTAAGGATGTAACACAACGACTTGATGAGTGGGAAAATAAAGATAATGTACCATTTAAATACCGACCATCTTTTGCACCAATATGGACAAGAGAAGATTTGAAAGAATGGATTGAAGAATTTGAAAACACCAAGTGGGATTTTGTTGAACCAAGATCTATGAAGAAAGAGTATTCTGATGAAGATGGTGAAAATTAAAAATTTAAAATAAAATGGAAGTAGAAAAATTTGAACAGGCAAAAAAAATCAAAGAGAATTTTGATAGGTTAGAAATACAAAAGTATAAACTGGAATCCGCACTTAAATCTTGTAGTTTAGGTGTAAAAGTTGAATATTCAAAGGGAGGAGTTTATCCGAGTAAACAAGAGGTGAGTCTCTATAATACAAATCTTATTAAAGAAATGATTACCAAATCACTTGAGAGGTTGAATGAAGAAATAGATTTAGTAAAAGAAGAATTTGAAAAACTATAATATGGAAAATCAAAACAGTGTAGCTTATGTTGGTACGATAGGGTCAATATCCGAAATACCAAATTCAGACAATATTGAATTAGTTATGGTTAATGGATGGAACTCCATAACCCCAAAAGGTGAATATAAAGTTGGTGACCTGGTTGTAATAGCCACAACAGACGCGATAATACCACAGGAGTTATCCGATAAAATGGGTGTGACCAATTACCTACGTAAGGGCCAAAGAGTTCGTACGGTCAAATTGAGAGGTGTTTATTCAGAGTGTTTAATAATCCCCACTAAGTACATACCAGGTTATGGTGATCAGTATTATGACGGTATGGACATGATGGAAAAAATGGAGATCACCAAATATGAACCACCGGTAAAAACCGTTACATTAGTTTCAGGTGGACGAAAGTTTAAATATCACCAAAACCCAAACTTCCATGTTTACCATAAATTCCCGAATCAAAAAAATGTTCCGGATATGTTCACCGGTGAGGACACAGTAGTTATAACAAGAAAACTTCATGGAACCAACGCTAGGTATGGGATAGTTAAAAAGAAAAAGTTATCCATTATTGATCGTATTAGGAGATTATTTGGAAATAAGTGGGTTTACTTTGAGTATGTATACGGATCTCATAACGTTGAGAAGGGATCTGAATCCCAGGGATTCTACTCAACAGATGTTTGGAGAACAATCGCGGACCAATACATGATTAAAGAAAAATTATGGAAATATGTTAAAACTTATTATACACCGGAAAGATTACAAAGTGGTTTAATTATTTACGGTGAAATCTATGGATACGGGATTCAAAAAAATTATGATTACCAACTGGAGGATATTAAGTTCGCTGGTTTTGATGTTGAAATTAATGGTAACTATAAAGAATTTTTTGTTGAACGTGGGATCTTTATTGACTTGGAGTTACCAACCGTTGAATTATTATACATAGGAAAATGGTCTAAAGAAGAACAAGACGAATACGTATTTAATAATTTCATTAGAGGAACCAAAGTACCTCACGAAGGTGTTGTGGTTAAAACGATTACCGGAGAACGAAATAAGGTATCTAAAGTTATTAACCCAGATTATTTAATTTTCAGTGAAAAACATAATGTTGGGGACTCCCATTGATTTATTAAATTTTTATTTTTATACTTAAAAAAAACACAATATGGCTTACATAAGAATTGATGTTGATTTAGATGAGGTCTACCATGAAATGGATAGACGTGATAAAGAAATAATGGCGGATTGGTTACACGATGATGGAGTCTTAGAAGGACACCCAAACCCGGAAATTAGAAAAGTAGTTCGGGGTGATGAGGAATCACCAGGTGAACGTGAATTAAGAGACAAGTTAACGAAAATATGGAACTCATATTATTTGTTAACAAATGAGGAAGAAGAATTAATTAAAAAAATATCAAGTAGATTACCATGAATAACCAAGTAGTGTTTGCCCTTTTAGATAAAAGGGATGAGTGTGATAAATACGTATCATTTCACAAGTCCGAATATTCGGCAAAAGACAAATTAAAAGAATACTATAACAATATAAATTCAGGTGATGAGGAATTATTACTTAAAGAGGATAGAATTGTAAAATTAAAAACTGATCGTATTGAGGAAATATTAGTGATTGTTGAACCAATAATCGTCAAATAAACATGTACACACTGAACTTTTTAGAGTTTTTATCAAAAAACCTATTCTGGTACTCAATATTCTCCTTAGTTTTTGGGTCGTTGGACATCACAACCTGGGAGTTGTTTAGTGGATTTTTTAATATAATGGGATTTGTACTATTTGAATTAATACTTCTTGGATCTTGTTTAACAGAAATAAATGAATAATATATGGGGATTAAAAAATTAAAAAAAGAAAATGATCTTTTAAACATGACACTCATTGACATGTTATCTAAGTTTGATTCGACTAAAACTAAAAAATATACACAATTTTTAGTTAAAATGTTTACTAAAAAAGTATCGGCAATCGAAAACGACAGGAGTTTTGTAAGACCATTCCGTGAAAACGACCCACTTGATGATGTAATGCCATACAGTTCTTGTGAAAACGCTCTAATTAGGGATTATATTACTGACTGGATATTTTCTCACGGTAATATGAGTAGATTTGTGGAATTTACACAATTAATGGAGAAAGGTTTAATACAAGAAAACGATATTAGTAAATATGATTCTTGGGAAATGTTGGAGACAAATTTATTTGAAGCTAAGAATCGTGAGATGTTTAAGAAATCAAAAAAAGAAATCCATAGGATTTATGAGGATCAAAATTATTTGATTTTTAAACCACTAACTTATATGTCATCTTGTTCGTACGGTTACCAAACTAAATGGTGTACAGCTATGATTAATGACGATTCTTATTTCTATAACCATTCAAGAGGTATTTTGATCTACCTAATCGATAAAAAAGAAAATAAAAAGTTCGCTTTCTACAAACACTGTCCGAATTACTTTGAATTAGAGTTTAATGAACACGAAAATTACGTGTTTAAAACATTCAACCAGGAGGACAAACAAATTGATACCATACAAACGGGACTACCACTTTCCATCTTGGAAATAATATTAAGGGAGACAGATCTTAAATTACCGACAACAATACCAAACTATAAACTATTCTCGGATGATGAGAAAAAGAAAATGAGAGGACATCATGGTAAATTACCTGATGAAATCAACCAACCCATGATTCATGAATCGGGAGAACAAGAGGAAATTATTGACCCGGAACCTCCTGTTTGTGATATCGTAATGGAAGAAAGAGAAGTAACCGCGGTCACACGACAAGCTAGGTTGGTACCAATTCAGGTAGTACAAAGATTTACCACAGGACCTGATAATGATATGGTTTCTAATCATATTTTAAATCAAATTGAAGAACACATGATTAAACATTATGGGGAATCTGAACAATAGTATGGAATGGAAAAAAGAACTAAAAGAAATTTTAAAAAAAAATAATATGAGTGATAAATATATTGAAGAAACACTTGAGTACACGGACGATGACCCAAGAAGATTTGACGAACCAATCATTGGTAGGGTAGTACCAGATCTAGAAGAGGGCCATAAAATTGATACAGACGTTCCTTCTTGTTGGAGTAATCTAAAAAATGAGGAATACGCTCCCGCTTATGTCACAGTACCACAAGTACCAGCTGGGGTTTATGAAATAGGTTGGAATAGTAATCTACAAACTCATACATTAAAGAAACAACCATTCAAAACGGACGAGTTATATCATTTACCGTCACCAGAAATTAAAGATATCCTGGAAGACATTGAAAACTTCTGGAATAGAGCGGACAAATACAAAACATATAATTTTATTCATAAAAGAGGAATTTTAATGTACGGTGATCCAGGATGTGGTAAATCCGGTATCATCCAACTCATATCACAAAAATTAATCGAGAGAAATGGTATTGTCATCAATGTTAAAGACGAAGAAGATGTGGATAGATTTACATCATTCATCTCAACGTTTAGAAAGGTAGAACCAAATAGACCACTTGTTGTTTTATTGGAAGACATTGATTCAATAGCTAGTGAAAGTAGGTACCAAACAGCTAGGTTATTAAACATCCTAGACGGGGTTAAACAAATTGAAGGTGTTGTGTATATCGCGACAACCAATTACCCAGAGAAACTCCAGGAACGAATCACAAATCGACCATCAAGATTTGATAGACGATATAAGGTGGGGAGTCCTAATGAGGAAATTAGAAGAGCGTATATTAACCACAAATTAAATGAGGAAGACATTAAGGGTATTGACATTGATCTGTGGGTTAAAAAAACTGAAGGGATGTCCCTATCACATTTAAAAGAGGTTGTTATTTCGGTAATTGTGATGGGAAGAACATTTGAGGAAACAATTAGTAATTTGGAATCTTTAGCTGAGAAACCAAGAATAAAAGGATCCGGAACTGTTGGATTTGGAAAATAAATAAAATATAAATTAAAATTAAATTATTATGGGAACTAGTCAAATTATTATGTATTGTTTACTATCGTTAAACTTATTATTGGGAGCTCATCTACATGGGAAACCTAAAGAGGGGAATCACAGTTTTTGGGTGACAATTATTAGTACTGGGTTATATTTTGTATTACTCTTAACTGGGGGATTTTTTAATTAAAACATTTAAAATTTAAATTATGGGATGTGATATTCATTTATACATTGAGAAAAAAATAAAAATCAATGGTGTTGAAACTTGGGTTAATTGTGATGACTTCAGAATTAATCCGTACTACAGTGAGGACGGTCAAAATGGGGAGAAATACGAACAAAGGTCAATATACCTAGGAAGGAACTACGAACTATTTTGTATTCTGGCAAACGTAAGGGGATATTGTGAGAATACAATTTCAGATCCAAAGGGATTACCGGAGGATGTTACCGAGATTGTAAAGAAACGATCAGACTATTGGGAATCTGATGGACATAGTCACAGTCACCTAACACTAAAAGAAATTAATGATTTTTTATCTGACAACCCAACAGTCTGGGTTGAGGGTATGATATCACCAGAATCAATTGAAGAATTGGAGTCCAGTGGTAAAACACCAACAATGTCCGCTGAATTTACAACAGTTGAAGGTTGGGATTATAGAACTTGGGAAGAAGAAAGTCCATTAGCTAGGTTGGCTAATAAGATTACCGAGAGATTAAAAGAAGAATTTTACTTATTTGATGATGAAAAAACTAAAGAGTTTGACGAGAAAATTAGAATCGTTTTTTGGTTTGATAACTAAACTTGGAATTACTGAGGTTATAGTCGACACAATATTTTCGGTGACATACCTAGTTGGGTTTTGTATGGTACTCCAGATGACCACAATTTCAATATTATTTGGATTACCGGTGATTATGATATCACTATACCACATAAAAAGAAACCTAAATTAAAATGAGACACCACGCTAATTTTTATACGAATCGATTAACAAATGAATGGGTTAAAAATGGGAAAATCATCATAGCTTGTGACCTTGACGATACTATTATCCCTTACAACGAAGAAATTAAAGAGAACTGTAAAAAAATGGTTGATTTAATTTTGGAATGTCAAGAACATGGTATAGTATTTTTAATTAATACCGCTAGAAGTGAAAAACAATTGGTGAACGCTAAAAAACAAGTGGAGGATCTTGGAATTGTTGTTCATGGTGTCAACCAAATGCACTCAGAATGGGACAAACCATATGGGTTAAATGGGAAATTGTACGCTAACATCTTCCTGGATGATAGAGGTGGATTCTGGGACTCATATTGGATATTAAGAAATTCGTTAACCATGTTAAAAATGTACAATAAAGATGGGAGTAAGAATGAACAATAATTATTTATCCGATAAAGAATTTAATAATTTTTTAAAAAATATTGGTGGACTTAATCACGGATTTCATAAACATAAATCACCCATTTTAGAACGACACAATTTTTCCGTCAGTAATGGTTGGTTAGGTATTTTACAAAGATTGTTTGAGACTTTAATATCAATGGGTTGGGATAAACAATTTTTAAATGTAAAACAAAAGTTTGGTGGAATGAGTATATTCTTAGATAATTTACCAGAAAATGGATTTCATTTTGTTGTTGAAGCTGAAAAAGAAAGTTTTAATGTTTGTGAAGTTTGTGGTGAACCGGGAGTACAACATAAAATCGGTGGTTGGATATATTGTCTATGTGATGAACACAGAGAAGAGACCTCATTAGTCAACTTCAATGGACGTAAATACTTTATTATGGAAAAAACACCTATATTGAATGGTGATTATTACTACGACGCTCTACACAATGAAATTAAAACTTGTGAAGTTGATAATTTTTTTGACCCGTGGTCGGTTAAAGTATTGAAACTTTAAAAAAAAATACGTAAACTTATAATGTTATGAAAAGTAAAATTATAAATTTAAAATCAAGAATCTTGGAAATGTCAAAAAAAAATAAAAAAGAAAAATCTGATAAAAAGGATGACATTGAAAACAAATATAAACCAATGTCATTTACAATAGATCCAGACCAGGTTAAAAAATTGAAAAAGTGGCAAGGACATATAAAAGCCGTTTACGGGGAGTATGGTGATTATGAATATCGATTTACAAGTAGCGGTATAGGACCAATTGTCATAGTTTATAGTGAATTAGCTAAGGTAGAGTTAGATTTAACTGACGTTAGTACTTGGTAAACTGACAAAATGTCAGATAATTTCATCTGGAATATTTTTTGGGAAAAATAAATCGATCTTTTAGATCATAAATAAATAACAATAAAAAAAAACAATGGGAAAAATTATAGGTATTGACCTAGGAACAACAAACTCATGTGTCGCGATTATGGAAGGTAATGAACCAGTCGTGATCACAAATAATGAAGGAAAACGAACAACACCTTCGGTGATTGGATTCGTGAAAGATGGGGAACGTAAAGTAGGTGATCCAGCTAAACGACAAGCGGTCACTAATCCAGATAAAACAATTTACTCAATCAAGAGATTTATGGGATTAAGTTACTCAGACTCAAAGTCCGAGTTGGGTAAAGTACCATACAAAGTAGTTAAAGGTGACAATAACACACCTAGAGTTGAAATTGATGGTAAAATGTATACACCACAAGAATTATCTGCGGTTATTCTACAAAAGATGAAACAAACCGCTGAGGATTACTTAGGTGAAACTGTAACTGAAGCTGTAATTACGGTACCAGCTTACTTTAATGACTCACAACGTCAAGCAACGAAAGAAGCTGGTGAGATCGCTGGTCTTGAGGTTAAAAGAATTATAAACGAACCAACCGCAGCTGCTTTAGCTTATGGTCTAGATAAAAAGAAGTCAGACATGGTAGTTGTTGTCTTTGACTGTGGTGGTGGAACACACGATGTATCAATTCTAGAATTAGGTGACGGAGTGTTTGAAGTACTTTCAACAGACGGTGATACACACCTTGGTGGGGATGACTTTGACCAATCCATCATTGACTGGTTGGTATCTGAATTTAAAGATGAAAACGGTATTGATTTAGCTAAAGATCCTATGGCTTTACAAAGACTTAGAGAATCAGCTGAGAAAGCTAAAATTGAGTTATCGTCCTCATCCTCAACGGAGATTAACTTACCATATATTATGCCAGTTGACGGTGTCCCAAAACACTTAGTTAGGACTCTAACAAGATCTAAATTTGAACAACTAGTTGACTCATTGGTTAAACGAACAATCGATCCGTGTAAGTCAGCTTTGAAAAACGCTAAGATGTCTGTATCAGATATCGATGAGATTATCCTGGTTGGTGGTACAACAAGAATTCCGGTAATCCAGGAAGCTGTTAAGAACTTCTTCGGTAAAGAACCATCCAAAGGTGTTAACCCAGATGAGGTTGTAGCTTTGGGTGCCGCAATCCAGGGAGGTGTTTTAGCTGGTGATGTAAACGATGTTTTATTATTAGATGTAACACCACTTTCATTAGGTATTGAAACAATGGGTGGAGTGTTCACCAAACTAATCGAAGCCAACACAACAATACCGACCAAAAAATCACAAACATTCTCAACCGCAGTTGAAAACCAACCATCAGTCGAGATACATGTGTTACAGGGTGAGAGATCAATGGCTAAGGATAATAAAACAATTGGACGATTCCACCTGGATGGTATTCCACCATCACCTCGTGGTGTCCCACAAATTGAGGTAACGTTTGATATTGACGCTAATGGTATTATTAATGTATCAGCTTTGGATAAGGGAACCAATAAACAACAAACAATCAGAATCGAATCATCCTCCGGTTTATCGAAAGAAGAAATTGAGAGAATGAAACAAGAAGCTGAAATGAACGCGGATGAGGATAGAAAGTTGAGAGAAGAGGCTGAGTTAATTAACACAGTAGACTCAACTATATTCCAGAGTGAGAAATCAATTAAAGATTTGGAAGACAAAATTTCTGAGGACCAAAAAACTGAGTTGAACACACTGCTGGAAAATTTAAAAGATTCTCAAAGTAAACGTGATTTTGATCTAATGAAATCTGGTTTGGATGAATTAAATTCTAAGTTCCAGGAAGTTAGTCAAAACCTTTATGAACAACCAAACTCCGACAATGTCGATAACATGTCTGACGTTGAATTTGAGGAGGTTAAGTAATGAGAGTAGTAGTATTTGCAATTGTTTGTTTATTACTTGGTTCATGTAAATCAAAAAAAGAATCTGGGTGTGACGCTTATGGAAGTGTCACCCCAGTTCATAATGACACCACGAAAACGGAAATTAAACAATGAACATCAGTAAACTAAAAGACCGGTGCGAAGTTTTACGTAGAATGTTAGTATCATTAAAAGAATTATACCCAGACCCAAACGTCAGTGACGACCAAAAGAAATTTATGGAAACCATGTTTGGGGCTGGAATATTCTACTTACCCGATTCAATCGAGAATTGGACCGGAAAAATATCCGAAGAATGTCTAAACCAAATTAGATTAAATAAAAGTTACTCACCAACAAAAGAACATGAGTACCCAAGAAAGATTGCCGCGACACATCTACTGAACAATATAGATAAAATTGAAAGTGGTGAACTTGACCTGGTTGACTTTTATTTAAATAATTGTGGTAAATACAATTTTGTAACAAGATCTGAAAATACAAAATTAAAAAAACACCAAAAGTTTGAAGTATTTACGAATCCGGAGACTTCTTATTTGGAAGCCAACATTAATTTAGTGGAAATATCAAAAGAAGATTATAAAAAATTGAAAAAAGGTATTGACATATTAAAATAAAATTTATATAATTTAATAAAATTAAAATCATGACAATTAAACAAGCTTTAAAACTTAAAAATCGATTGGTTGGTGAGATTACCGACACACAAATTAAAATGATGAGATACAATTCCGTATCTGAGTCAAATCAAAGACCGTACTCAACCAAAGCTCTTTTGGAACAACAGTATAATTTAGTAAACCAGTTGGTAGCTTTAAAAACTGAAATCCACAAAGCTAATTCAGAGGTATACGATAAAATATTTTTATTGTCCGAATTAAAGAGTATTGTTAAACACTTAAAAGGGGTGGACTGTACTGATGGTGTATCAGAGGATGACTACTACGGAAGACGTTCAGATTCACCGACGATTAAAAAATCTGAAATTTCTGTAGTTGAAAGGGACTCAGAAATTAAATTTCTTGAAGCAAGAATTGATGAAATACAAGATGAATTGGATCAACATAATTCAACAACAACTTTACCTGGACTCGAACCATCAGAAACTGATGAAGATAAAACTAACGAGTAATTGTGTCGTTAATTAAATGGTTATATTAAATTCTACAACTTGTTAATCGATGGTTAGATATTGATTAGGCACTCAAAGTACAAAATTCATGAAGTTCAAAAGTTTTTTAGTCAAAATTTAACAATCATTCATACTATATAACCAATTTAATAACGACATATAAAAAACCCTCACATTATTTGTGGGGGTTTTTAATTTTTTACCAATTACATAATATTTATTTGAAAAGAAAATACATTATGGCAGTAATAACAGAAATTATAATTCAGGACAACCAGTTTTTGGGTGGTGGACAAACATCAACAGTTAGATGTGCTCTTGGTAATTTAGCTGGATCACAGTATTCAACTGTGTTCGGTGGTAGGTTAAACACTATTGTTGGACCAGACTCATCAACCACAAAATTGGATTCCTGTGGATCAACAATAGTAGGTGGTTCGTCTAATAAAATTGATAATTCATGTCAATCATCAATTATTGGTGGATACGGTAACTTAATATTCACATACAATCAAAGTATTAAAACAAATAGGTCATCGATAGGTGGAGGATTTAAAAATGTAATTTACAAACCATGTTCTAGTATAATCGGTGGTAAAGAAAACAAAGTACAAGGTATATTTTCAAGTATTGGTGGTGGTGATTTAAACACAATCGGTAACATAAACTCTACTAGTGATATGTCAGATGGATCAACAATTGCTGGTGGTTGGGGAAATAAATTGATTGGTAATTACTCGGTAGTTCTGGGTGGTACCGACAATTACATTAACTTGATTGCAAGTAAGAAAGTTTGTGACAACTCAATTGGTGGTGGAACTGGAAACATCATCACTGATAGTGTGGGTTCATCAATTCTAGGTGGACAAACAAATTTAATTGAGAACGCGTGTTCTGTTATCCTAGGTGGAGCTTCCAACCTAACCAGTTTAGGAACTGGAATGTCGTCAATTGGTGGTGGAACTGAGAATAGATCATACTTTAATAGAAATACATTACTCGGTGGTTGTCAAAACGTTACTAAAGGATCGGTTAACTACATTGGTGGAGGATCCAACAACCAAATTGGTGGTGATTCATGTGGATCTGTAATTTTTGGTGGTACCAACAACAGTATTTCACAAAATGGGTCAACAATATTTGGTGGGGATAAAAACTTTACCGATTCAGCTTTTACAACTATTCTTGGTGGAGCTTCAAACTTTGCTGGGTCAAACTTATCATCTATTCTTGGTACAACAAATCAAATTTTATCCGGGAACGATGGATCTAGTGTTATATCAATTAATGCGGTTATACCAAACAACTCTTCACAAAGATCAGTAATTGTTGGTGGGGACTTAATTAACACCCAATCATTAAACGGATTAACTGATTTAGGACAGATATTATCCAGTTCAAATATTAACACAGACGATTCAGTATTTACACCAAAATTACGAATTACTGATATTCCAAACAACCAAGATGTTGCTAACTTAGGTTTAGACTCAGATAACTTCGTTGTTACCGGAAATACAAACAACATATTTTTAATAGCAGCTATGGGTGAGGCTGTATCAATCGACACACCAGCTATTATCCCAAGTGTACCATCTGGAACAATTTTTGATGGTACAATACAATTACCGGTAATAACTTCACAACAATATGATGATTGGGAAACTCTATTCCCAGCGAATACTTACGATCCAGTCACTGGTATTTGGACATGTCCACAAAGTTCACTATATAATATTAGTTTCCAGGTACACGCTACAAAAATACCAACCGAAGGATGTGATTGTCCTCCAGGGTATCAACCATTACCAAATGGATTGTGTTATTCTGGGGTAACGGTACCAGCAGGTAGCGGACAAACACAAAACTTAGAATTATATAGTAGTTTACTATGTGATAACAATTTACCATTTAACCCATTATTATGTAAAGAGGGTGTGGCAGTATTCCAACCAACATTTTTATTAGATGGAACTGGACCATCAACTATGTTTAATTTTGGATGTACCTCAACATACTCTTTATTACCACAACAATGTAATCAAAATTATAGTGATTTGGAAGTTTGTTCCAGTACCGGTACTCAACCTATGATACAAGTTAGTCCATTACTTAGATTTTGGAGACGAAGAGCTTGGGATATTGGTATATGGGCTGAAAATAATTTAAACTATGAGGGTGAATTGTGTAGATGTGAATCATTGTTTGTCCCAGAAACACAAACATATTTTATTGGGGTTTGTTCAGACGCTACAAAAATAACATTGAATGGTACATTGATATTAGATCAAACTTTAAATCCATCACAACCATTGAATTATACATTTTGGAATGTATATCCCATCACATTAATTGGTGGTCAAATAAACACAATTAAAATCTGTGGGGTTAATAGATCCGGAGAGGGCGTCCTAGCTTATGAAATATATAGTAACCCAAATCCAGTATCAAACGACCCAACATATTACTTCCTTAACTCAAATACAAATGGATTACCAATAATTAATGATTATGTCATAACTAGTTCAGCTAATGTAGTTCTAGATAACGGTGTTAAAACAACTTGTGGTATTTGTCCAGATGGATATGAATTAATAGACTTAGCTCCAAAACCAGCAAAAACTGTAATTATAACACCACCATTAGAACCGGTGGTAACACCACAATGTATTAGATTCTTTGGGGAATGTCCTCTTGGTGGTGGAGTATCTGTGAATTACGGTAGTAATTTTTATTTAACTAACACGCCGATAAATGGTAGACCATCTTATTCTGGAACAACACTAGCGGGTGGAAATTGCCCATCTGGATGTGCAGGTTTTGACATTTTAATTTATTGGGACCCAGTACTAATTAGATGGGTTGTTGAGGACGTTACAAATAACACCATATACATGGAATTACCATTTGATTTACCGGTACCGTTAAGTCAAAACGTGACAATAAATCCAAACGGACAACCATCAGGTATTGGTGACTGGGTATTTATTGGACCATTAGATAGTTGTTACACTTGCTTCGCTTGTGGTAACCAATTCTCAGTACCAGGTAACTGTCAAATATGTTTATCTGGTGAAACAATACCATGTACACCAAATTCTGAAATATACAACGGAATGATGTCAGCTGGAATTGTGGATCCTATAAATGATATTATTTACGCTGGTGAACACAGGTATATTTCAGACGATAGTCAATACTTTGAAATCAATGGTTCACAAGTTAACGTATTTATATATCAAGGTCAACAACTTTGTTTAAAATTAACAAATACAACCGGAAGTAACTATGTGTATAATTCTGGTGACTATTGTAGGATGACAATACAAAAAATTAAGGAGGTTAAATTAACACCAACACCAACACAAACACCAACTATGACACCGACACCAACAATAACACCAACACCTTCGAAAACCCCAGTACCTGTTGCAATAGCTTGTGGTGGTGAATTAGACGGAGCGATCGCTCAAGTACCACCTCCACCAACACCATCAGCAACACCAGCACCTACACCAACACCTACACCTACATGTGCTAAATTTACATTATTCAGTAGATTTGAATCAATATAATAAAAATAAAATAAAAAGGTAAAACAAAAAAAAATGCCAGTATATCAAATATGTTTAACGACAATTCCACCGGGATATGGATCAACAGGATTCTTCATTTACGCGGACCCAACAGGACCACCACCAAGTAATGGTACCTTGTTGGCTGGACCAATAAATGTTAGTAACTTAACAGGTGCTAACTGTCCATACACAGTTAATTCACCAACAAATGTTAGTGTATTTAGGATAATCGAAACAAATGGAACGTCACCAGTAAACTGTTATACCGATCTTTCGGCAACGACATTTAACTTCTGTGATAATTGTGATTTTTCTTTTACTAACGTCACACAAAGTGGTATTGGTACAATTTCCGTTGGGAATTTAATAACAGTCCCGGTTTCCGGTTCAACAGAACCATGTACTTTAGACGCTTATGTTGTTTATTGGTATGACCAAAATAATGTCTTATCTTTTATATCCACCGGACCAAGTTCTTCATCAATAAACCTATTTTTATTACCGAACCCATTAGGACCAGGAAACGCAAGTTCAAATTATACCCACCCATTAACCGGAGCTGCTTCAGCTACCGTCCCTCCAGGTCAATATACACCAATAGTTGTGGCTATTAGAATTAACAATATTAATTTTATTAGAAATGGTTATGAAGGGGTTAATTCAGTTGGAATAGTTAGTGACAACTTTGAATGTTTAACCGGATTAGTACCTGAATTTACAGTTTTAGGTGCTTCATGTCAGACAACAGACCCAACATCAAACTACCCAGAATATTATACATATAGAAAATTACAAAGTAGTTTCGCTTCGACCGCACCAGCTGCACCAATTGGGTATCAATATTTAACACCAGACGCATCTACAAAATATATAGCTTTCGCTTTCAAAACCGAATTGGTTGCCGATAGATTAACCGTTAGATTTTTTGGTTCAAATTATTCATTTAGTCCGATAACACTTGAAGATATTTATGTTGGGAATTACCAGAATATTGGATTAAACAATCCAAATACAACACCCAAGTACATAAATATGAGTACAACAAATTACTTTAGAAAAGTAATACCAATAAGTGGATTAACGATAGACCCAACTACAGATTTCTTTGAATTCAAAATAACACCAAACGTAAGTCAAACCAGTACACAAACAAACTGGGATTTATATTATACTTGTTTAGATGACTTTGATTGTTTATTGTGTGATAATGTTAATGATGAGTACAAAATATGTGCGGATAATTTTAAATTAACATATACCGAAGATCAACTATGTACCAGTTGTAGTCCAGTACAACAATGTTTATATGATGATACTCAAATAACTTTTAAACCGGTTAGAAATTGTGTTGAAACAAACTTTGACCCAATAGTGTATTTAAACTCAAACATACCATTCTTGGGTACACAAAATTGGTTACCAACAGGAATTACAAGTGCACATACATATTCTAATCAATATCTGGGTGGTGGTAATGACTGGAGTTGTTCACCTTGTGACCCAATATTACCATCATGTACCTTTACAGCTAATCAAACATGTCCAAATGAAGGTTGGCAAGATTTAGGTGGGAATAATGGATACTATATACAAAATTTAGTCCCTCCAGGTTGTTGGAATTGTACCGGAAGTCAAACACAGCACTGTACTGGACAATCAACACAATTTGATAGATCAATCAGATACACTAAAGACTTTAACTCATTAACTAACACAAGTACGATTGTACTCGAATTTGGATCAAATCCAAATTCATCAATCGATAGAACTAACTACATTACCAACTGGACTAACGCTGTTAATTTTTATTGGGTTGGAGCTTTCCAAGGACCATCTGGAATACCAACACCACAACAAGCTAAATATTATAGATGGATAAAAATGGCTGTTCCATTAGGGTTTGGGTCAGTTGTTAATTCCGGACCAAATACCGCTTGTGGTGATAATGTTGAGTTCTACAGTCAAATATACATACACCCAACCGCGGTTATGGATACATCGAATCCAAATACAATTGTTTGGACTTGGCAAACGATAACGAATCAATATGTACCACCATTTAATGGGTGTGGAACCTGTATGTCAGCAAACGTAAATCAATTATTAAATACAGCTAATTCATTTGCACAGAGAGCTTATAATCCAACAGTGGACCCATTTACTGATATTATAAACAATACTTGTCCAATATTAGACTGGACAAGTAATGATAGGTTCATTTCACCATGTTATACTTACAAAAATTATAGAGCTTTTTACGCATGTGCGGTATTTACCGAAAGTGGACCAACAGCACCAACACTAAGTGGTAATACTCTTTCAAGTCCACATTGTTATGGTGACCCATATTATAGTGTTGAAATATTAAAATATAGTCAAACCTTACACGCTTTCAGTGGGACAACTCCACTACCAGCACTAAGTGGTGAAGTTTGTGATTTTTCATCGTATATGAATTTACAACAAACACCAACTAATATAAATAATTGTAATTATAATCAAATAACACAAAGTAACGGAACAGTAACCGATAGATTTGTTTATCGACGATTAAAGTATTGGTACAAATGGTTCCTAGTTAACCCAACAGTGGATGAAAGGTGGGTGAAGTTAGTGACCAAAGACATTGATTCTAATGGACTTTTAACTGGACCAGAAATAACAATATTTGAAAGAGATACAAACACTATTATTGTACCACCAACAAACCCACTATATTTTGAGTGTATACAACCAAACGCAATAAACGCGACTTCACAACAACTACAAATATTACCGGCTACGGGTGTACTAATGTTAACACCATTTTATAGAAGTGGGTCTTGTGCACCAGCTAATCCATGGTGTACTCCTGGTGGATGTCAAAACAAAAATCCAGGATTTATTTGGACAATGACTAATGGATTAGATAAGTCAGATGTTATAAATTACGGCGTGACTTGTGAGAAAGTTGGAATACCTGGATCAGGACCAAATGGTTGGTACTTGGTTTGGAATGTTACAAACATAAACCCAGCAATACTACCAAATATAAACGCTGGAATTTCCATTACCGCAAGTGGTACTGGAACCATAAACCCTACAGATTGTGTGACTGGAGTTAATACGACTTCAGGATGGTGTGGATCATGTCCAACAACTACAACACCACCTTTACAAGAATACTTGTTTACCGTTACAGCTAATTTAGAAGCTGGAGTTGGTGGTGGATCATTAGTTGACACATTTAGTGTGTATGACTTCAGTTAAAAATAATTAACTTAAAAAGAAAACCCCCACCTAAAATGGGGGTTTTTACTTTAGTAAAAAAAAGATTGGGTCATGGTGAAAGTTTCATGGTATTTTTTTTGTATATTAAAATATTTATTGTATATTTGTAGAACAAAACCAAACAAAATGGACACTAATAAGATTTTTGATTTTAATTACACCAAAGAACAATCAGAAAAATTTCGCAAAGAATTACGAGAGTCATCCGATCGTCCGATGAAGAATCCATATTTCTATACCACTTGGAATATGGCAACATATGGTACGAAAGAATATGACGAGAGGTTTAAGAAAATTAAAAAATGAGGGATGTAATTAGAAAAATTCTCAGAGAGATATCCTTCTCAAAAGAGGGGGCAAAAAAAATTAAAAGTGACTATAATTGGAGGTACGCACAAAACCTACCAACTAAAGATGATGGTGGGAACTTTGTTGGTGGTAAAATATTTACATTTATTACACCTGAAAGAACTGAAATGGTTGATGGTGAACCCAAAACATATTCCGGATTTAAATACATTGTTGAGATTGAGGAGTATAAATATGATTTCTTCATAATCTCATTCTACCCAAAACTCCAACCTGGGTTTCATTCAAGACAAAGTAAATTAGCGTCAATGGGGTTAGAGTATAGAGACAAGTATTCATATAGAACTAACGAGAAGATAACCCTTAAGATATTATCAATAATGATTAGTGAAATTGAAAGGATATTATCTGAGAGACCAAACTCGTCATTCGCTTATTTTGGCGCTCCAGACAAGAAAACAGGAACTGATGAGGACATGGAAAACACAAAGAGGGTTAGAGTTTATAACAACGCCCTTGGTGAACACTTCAAGTCAACACATGAACTATTGTCTGAAGAGAAATTTAGTGGGAGTATTTTAATTAACCGTGAAGTTAAAGAAGTACATCCGGAAATTATTGATTATTATTTGGACATTTTAATGTCACATCTATAACCAGTTAAACCCCCACCTAAAATGGGGGTTTTCTTTTTAAATTAAAATTCTTATATTTGAACCATGAAAGTAATATTTTTAGATCACGATGGGGTTATTTGTCTCTCCAACAATTGGGGTGGACGAACAAAGAAATGGGCTAAGTACCGTAGTGAAAACCCTGACAGTAGTAAGGAAAAAAAAGACGCTCCAGTATCTTTTCGTTTTGATGATTTTGACACTAAGTCAGTTAAGGTTCTTAATGAAATACTTGAAGAAACAGGTGCTGAAATTGTGGTGTCCTCAGATTGGAAACTACACGCTACACTAGAAGAACTTGGTGAGTATTATGAATTACACGGAATAAGTAAAAAACCAATATCATTGACACCAAACATAGGTACGTGTACAGTTCATGGTAATTTATTTATTTGGTCCCCACGGTGGGATTTAGAACAAACACGAACAATTGAAATTAGACAATATCTTCATGATCACCCTGAAGTAACTCATTGGGTTTCTATTGATGATTTGAATATGGGTAAAATTGGTGAATCATGGAAAGATGATTGGGCTATTGATAACTTTGTATTAACACCAAAGTCAAATGAAGGAATTAAACAATTAGGGATTAAGGAAAAAATATTAAAATTTTTGGAATGAGAAGTATAAGTCAAATATTCAAAGACAACGAACATTTAATGGATTTAGGTCCCGTAGAAGAGTTAATAGAATATACCCAAGAACTTGAAGGACAAGTAATGGAGACAAAAGTTAATGACTCATACGACAAAGAACATGTATTAAAATCAATGTTATCTGACATTCTATTAAGTTGTCAGGAGTATGAAGAAAATAAATTACTCCAGGAAAGATACCCAGACCAATATGAAAAAATTGACTCTGATACTTTGGTTAATAGTCTAATGGGATATATTGTGGAAATGAATGTTAAAAATAATTTGGGCTTATGAAAAAAATAGAACTAAGTGAAAACTGTTTTGGGGTTGATGTTGAAATTGATGGGGAATCCTTATTTACCCATGAGTATGATAATAGATCCCCAGAATTAGTTGATGAACTAAGATCAAACGTAATATCAAAGTTGTCTGAAGTTCGACATAAACTATCCCCCCAGGATTGGACCGATATTTGTGAGATCATTTTTAACAATACGGACGAATATGAGTATGATGTTGATAACTCCACTGAGTTAGATCATTGTGATCAGTGTGGGAACTATAACCACAAGTACGTTTACTTAAAAAAAGAATAAACTATATTTATAACAAAGGAGTCAACTATGATAACATATGAAGAAATAGTACACTTATCCGGATTAGTTATATTTGTTGTCCTGATCTCAATCCACCTAATTAAAAAAATAGTATGTCCGAAAGAAGATTAGATTTTCTGATTAAAGATCCGATTCTAGATAGTGAATATTATCCTGTGGTATCGGATGATTTAGTAACCCACCTTAAATATAATTTAAAAACTGAATTAAAGTGTTCACCAGTTCATGGAATTGGTGTGTACACAATTAAAGATATTAAAGAGGGTGAACAGTTATTCCCACTATGGTTGGGGGAAACAAAGATCTACGCACTCCCCGTGGAAGATTATAACTCATTTGACGATGACGTTAAACGATTAATCTCGATGTATTTTATTACCAGGGGAACAAACGACTATATATTTGTTAGAATGATTAATGGGGTTAATTTCGTGACCTGTAACAACGTATTCTTTAACAGTTGTTATCCTAACATTGAAAATCAAAATATAAATAATTCCGGGTACGCTACTAGGGATATTAAAAGGGGGGAAGAACTCTTTGATATTTATTTTGATAATTTATGAAAATACTTGATCTACACGGAGTGAAACATTCAGACGTACAAGGTATGTTCGATGGGTTCATTTATGAAAATATGAAATCCGGTACAAAAGAAGTTGAGGTGATCACCGGAATATCCGAACAAATGAAAAGAATTGTTAGGGATTTGAGTGATGAATATTCGATGAATTATTACGATCACCCATTAAATCCAGGAAAAATCATTATAAGACTTGTCTAATTAAAAAATAATTCCTAAATTTGTTTTAAATCCGAAAATGATATGGGTTATTACAAATTTTTAATAATTGGATTATTGGTGTTAACATCATGTTCTAATTGGAATTATTCAACTGTCACATACGATAAGTGTGTTCATTTGGAAAAACTACACGTTCATTTTTATCATCACGAAACGTGTGAATGGTCTTGTTTGGATATGTCGGAAGGAAACTATACCTTTACTGACGAATTTAAAATCAAATATAAGTTAAATAAAAAAAGTAACGTAACAAAAGTAAAACTAATAAAATGAAAAAAGTATTTTTAGTTGTTCTTTCCGGTATGTTGTTAACATCATGTACGGAAAATGAAAGAGTAAAATCTTGGGGTGGTGAAGGGACCATTAAATTACCCAAGGGTAAAAAATTGATTAATGTAACCTGGAAGGAAACCCAAATTTGGTATTTAACCAGGGAGATGGATTCAAATGATGTAGCTGAGACCTATGAGTTTCACGAGGAGTCATCATATGGGGTTGTTGAAGGAACTTATAAAATAATTGAAACTAAATAATATGACAGAAAGAGAAATTATCCTACTTGGATTGAAAAGCGAACTAGTTAAAGAACACGAGGACGACGAAACGTATTACTATGTTCTTGACATTGTTGATGGGTTAACATTTATTACCCCCACAAACGAGGAAATTAAAGACGGTAATTGGTACATTGAATTCTTCAATACCGACCCAGAAATTAGGTTCTACAGTTTTGGTGAAGCTCAAGGATTAATAAATCAAATAACCAGGAATATTCACAAAAAATGAGTAAACATGAAATACCAACACACGATCCGTACACCGGGGAATTAAATCCTTATTATGAGGAATTAACCGGGGAGAAAAACCCATTTACTTTTTGTGATGATGAAACTAACTATTGTTTTGACCTTTCAGAACTTATAGGGAAAGAGTTTAGATATCAAAGTAAATACGGTATATCCACTTGGATTGATAAGGTTAAAAATGTTGAACCAATGTTTGGTTTACACACTAATCTTACCAAACCTTTGAAACCAGTTAATCAAGGTGAAGAACCTAAAAAGTTTGAAATATTTGGACACACAATTAGTTTGTACATTAGATCAAAAAGGGGAAATCATCTTTACGAATTGGAGAATTGTGTGTTTGTTGAACATTTATAAAAAAAATATAAATATGGAACAAAGAAGTACTCACTACGGAGACGTAGTAAAATGGATAGAAAAGGTAATTGACTCTTGTGAAACGTACCAGCAAACTTTTACCGCCAAAAAATTAATTATTAATTTTGCAAAACAATTAAGAACTAAATCTCCAGATAAATATTGGAGAGATTATCAGTACAGTGTTATTTGGCCACTCGAATCGATGGTAACATCCAAACGACAATCGTTAATAAATAAACCGGAATAATGGAAGAAATAAAATACCCAGTGGGGGGATTTGCTCCCGGATATTACATGTGTAAGTGTGTTAATTGTCAACAAGAATTTAAAGGTGATAAAAGAGCCACCCAATGTGAACCCTGTGCCATTGAAATGGTTAAGGTAAAAATAAGGGAAACTGAAAATGGTGGTATTGAAATAGATCAGGATTACTTACCTGGTTTTATAGATCAGTTTGGGGACGGAACTCTTGGGGAGTTAAATCCGGAAGATTGGGACGCACTTGAATTTTTGAAATGGTTAGAACTTAATAACTACAAGATTGTAAAAAAAATTAAATTTTTTTAACCAAAAAATTGGATATTAAAAAAAAACCATTAACTTTATATCTGATAACATAATTTAAAAATCAGATCATGAAAAAAGTAATCATAATTTCTCTATCAATTTTTTTAATTTATTCTTGTGTGTCTAATATTGTTGATTTAGAACCGGTAACTAACGATAGTTTTAAATTGAAAGGTATTGACATATCACATCACAATAGGGTTAGAAATTGGAATTCAGTTTCAGATAACAATGATTTTGTTATAATGAAAGCAACCGAGGGTGAATCCTGGGTTGACAGTAAGTTTAATTCCTACTGGAAAGAATCGAATAGACAAGGAACCATAAGAGGAGCTTATCATTTCTTTACACCCGGTGTTTCAGGTGAGAAACAGTTTAATAACTTCAAAAAAACTGTAAAACTTAAAAAGGGTGATCTACCACCAATACTAGACGTGGAATTAAAAGAGTGTAACATTGATGAGGTCAATATTTGGTTAAAATTAGCTGAAGAACATTATGGGGTTAAACCGATCATTTACACTGAGTACGTATTCTTCAAATTAATTTTAGAAGATGAAGTTAGTGACTGTAAATTGTGGATTTACATTGATAAAGATTACGGAATGAAACCATCATTTAATAACTACGAATGTGTTATTTGGCAATATAGTCATACAGGAAATGTTGAAGGTATTGATGGACCGGTAGATCTGGACTCAGTGATAACTGATTCGGTAACTTTTAATAACACACTAATTAATTAACCAATTATTTTTTAGTATTTTGATATACCAGATTTTCAGGTTTACTTTTTAAAAATGCTAATAGTGTGTATTTCTTTTTATTACCACCCCTAAGTTCTACTATTGTTTTTGATATATCTTCACCCACATATCTCCCCTCATAACTGGTTATTTTTCCAACTACAGAGGTTTTATTGATAGTACCATTACCACTGGAAATGAAATACCCACCATTCTTAGATCTATCTTTCCATATAACCCAAGACCCATTAGTGTAGTATTTTGAATTTTCAGGTTTATTACCAGATTTTGAGTCTAGTTGAACAGGTAAACCTAACTTTTTTATGACCGCGTATAAAACCTTCCAGTACCGTAGGTCCCCAGATTTATAACCATCCCAACCCATATTAGGTTTGTTTGATGTTGTTGATGATTTTGTTTTACTTGAGGATATCTTATTTAAAACTCCAGGTAATAAAGATAATTCATTATAACATTTTATGAATTGGGGCATATAGGTATGTGTGGTACTTGGACCATCACCCTTATTTGGGAAATAATTTGGAATAACTTTAGACTTATTTGTTGTAGCTACTATATAATTATCGTAGGGTTTTCTAGAAGTCACATCACATTTATTCGCAATATTTTTAACGTTGGTCTCACACCATTTACCTATTAATCCTAATCCACCATTATGAGCTGCGACAGCTAAATGTAAAGCCGCGTCACCATCAATAGCTGGTTTTTTTACCAAATTACCATTATCAAATATTGTAACTTGTGGTCCTGAATAAAATTTTTTGGCGTAGTTATAATTTTTTGATAACATTGTGTAAGCTGCTTTTAACGAACCAATCACAGTATAAAGAGAGTTAACATCAACACCGTATTGTTTCGCGACAGACGGTTGTATTTGTGCGTAACCCTGTGAATGATCCCCACCAAATAAGTTATGGAAATATCCAAGTATTTCTTTATAGTTTAGGTTAATATAAGCTGACGACCCCTTACTTTCCCTAAAAATTAATGTCACGGCAGCTTTTAATATTTTTGGATCATAATTTTTGTTGGAATTTACAAATGAAATTAAAGCAGTTGTAATGGGTATTGTGTCTGAAAAATTATTAAACACTGTTTTCATTATACCAGAACCCCAGGATTTATTTCTAGCGTCCCACAGTATTTTACCGATTAAAATTTCATTTGCACTACGTGTATCAGTATTCGTTGATTTATTATAATACGGTATCTCCTCATTTATTTTTTTCATATTAATTAATACAATAATCTATTATAAATATTGAACAAATAAAAATAACCTGGTTTGATTATTTTAATTTAAATTTGTATATTTGTTTTATTATGATTGATAACATAGAACTAATAAAACCTTTATTAAATTTTTCAGATCCTGAAGATTTTTATATGCTTTATGTGTTTAAAAGAAAGAAAGATCAACCTGAAGGAGAGAGAGATAATCACCAATCAGTAAGAACAATTAAATCTTATTGTATTGGGAGTATTGAACATCTTGAAAAACGATACGAGGAAATCAAACAACTTTGTGAAATGTTTAAAGCAAGGGCTTATATTCACATCCAAAAACAAAACCATAAGGATGTATCATTAAATATGTTATCAACACTCGCTGAACGTATTAGAGATGGTGTAAATAAACAACAGGGACTATTTGATTCTGTTGTTGGACAAATCAAAACACAAGAAAAGAGGTGGGTTATAGATATTGACGTTACCGACCACCATGTGGTTGAAGAAGTCACTAAGTTTATTACTCATTTAAGACCCCAAGGACCAAAATGTGAATCGGTAATCCCAACTAAGAACGGTTACCATCTTATTACAGGTAGATTTGATGTCACGGAATTTAAAAAACAATTCCCCAGCATTGATATCCAAAAGAAAAACCCAACGTTATTATTTTTACCAAATAGTTTAAATTAAAAAAAAATATAATATATTTGTATTATGAAAAAAATAATTGAAGTTAATTTAGGTATTGGACTAAACCAGTTTTTCCCTGAACCAGTTAAGATCCTTGTTGGTGAGGAGAATGAAGACGTTAATTCTGAAAATACAGAAGATACTGATGAATCAAATAATGATTAAATTATGAAAATTACAATATTATCTGATACCCACACAAAACACAATCAGATAAAGACACCAAAGTCTTATAGATCTAGTAATGAATTATTGGAAATCCCAGGTGGTGATCTTTTAATTCACGCTGGGGATTTTATGAACTCTGGTTATTATAAAAGGGAAGCTGAAGAATTTTTTAAATGGTTGGACGAACTGGAAGGTTATGACACCAAAGTATTTATATCCGGTAATCACGATCGTATTATGGAAAATGATCCAGAATGGTCTAAAGGAATTTTAACCGGTTATAAAAATATTGATTATCTTCAGGACGAATCAATGTCAATACAAGAAGGTGATGGTCCGGAAGTTAAAATCTGGGGTAGTCCATGGCAACCAGAATTTTATAACTGGGCGTTTAATCTTCCACGTAATGGTGAAGAATTAAAATCAAAATGGGATATGATACCAGAAGGTATTGACATATTAATAACACACGGACCAGCTTGGGGAGTTTTAGATGATGTTGAGGGTAATCGAGGTGTTCATTTGGGTTGTGAATTATTAACTGAAAGAATAAAAGTTGTCAAACCAAAAATACATATTTGTGGACATATACATAGTGGATATGGATATCATTTTGACGGATTTACACACCATTTTAATGCTTCTATCTTGAATGAAAGATATTCCTATACTCAGTTACCTTGGAACATTGATTGGGATCCTGTAACAAATGAAATCAAATTCCTATAACAAATGATAATTTCATAGTATTTATTAATAAAATTATATATTATGGATAATGATTTAGTTAAAAAACTTTACGAAGAAATTCAGAAAAGAAAAATGTACGAACAGGAAGAAGACATGGACCTGGACGATGATGACAACGAAGACGACGATACTGATATGGATTACGAAGATAATGGAGCAACAAGTGATGATTTTTGTGAGATGATTTCCAAATTATTTCATTCACAAATACAAACACATGTATTTCATTTAAGTGTTAAAGGTCCCGGATCTTACGCTACACACAAAGCTTTACAGGATTATTATGATTCCATAGGTGGTTTAGTTGACGGATTGACTGAATCATATCAAGGTAAATATGGATTATTAAAAAACTACTCAACCTTTGAATTGGAAACCTATACATCAGTTAATGACGTTATCGGTTATCTTGAGGAATTAAATGATATGATCGAAGATAGTAGATCTTGTTGTGAGGATTCATTCATCCAAAATCAAATTGATACAGTACAAGAGTTGATATTTAGTACCGTATATAAATTAAAGTTTTTAAAGTAATTTAATATGGCAACAAAATCTGGACAAAAAGGTAGATATATTTGTAAAGTTGGGTTTTATGACATTTACGCTAAAGACACTTATAAACCAAAGAAAGAATCAAAGTTTAAGTTTTCAAAACCAGACATATCATCAACAGTTTACAATATAATACACTCTAAAAAAACTATTGAGAGTGGGTTTAAAACAAAAGACTTAGCAATTACTAGAGCAAATGAGTTATTAACTAAATAAAATAAAAATGAGATTAAAAGACGTTTGTGAAATTAAATTAAACTTTCCTGAAGCTGATTTTTGGTTGATACGAAAAGGTGGTGAAAAGGAGGTTGGTAAACCAACAAAAGAATTTAGTTCAGAAAATATAGGAATTAAAGTTATGGACGAAAATATTCTAGTTCCAGACTATTTATACTATATGATGACTTATTTCCACAGTATGGGATATTTTAACCAAAACTCACATGGGACTCTTTCATTGAAGAACATTAGAACTGAGGACGTTAAGAACATTAAATTACGTCAACAATAAAAATAATAAAATAAAAAAAAATGAAAAAAAATTTATTTTTAATTACCGAGGACGAAAAGGATCGAATCCTTAATATGCACAAAAAAGCTTCCTTAAAACAGTATTTAAATGAACAATCTGAAGTAACCACTGTATCAACAACAGTACCCGGAGAAGAGGAAAATATTGACGATGAGACTGAAGATGAAATCCAAGACGATACAGTTGGGTTTTCAAGTAGAAATCCAGAAATAACTGACGACATTGAAAATTTAATGACTGAGGATGGTTATGTTGAAGTTACTCAATATGAAACAAAAACAGTTGACTGTAATGGTGATGAGATTGAAAGACATACAAACTTCATTATCGAACCGATGGTTAATTTTGGTAATAAAGATATTAAATTAGGTAATTCTGGTGAAGGATTTGGGTTAATTAGATCTACAACATACCCATTTAAACATGTATTGGAGGTTACCTACCAAGGTGTACCATTAAGTAAGTTTGAAGATATGGGTGGAATCAGTGTGTTATTATTGTTCGATACCCCAACTGAGGATGGTGATGAAACAGAAGTACAAAACAAACAAAATGGAACACGTAAAACTTTCATATACCAAGGGGAACTTGAATATGTTGGGGATCAGTTCACATTTGAAAGAAGTGACGCAACAACACAGTTCACCATTTGTGATCTTTACAAAGTCTTTGTTAAGACAGCATAAAAATTAAATTTAGATAAATTTTTAAAAATCCAAGAAAAAAACTTGGATTTTTTTTGTTTATATAAAAAAAACCTGTATATTTGATTTATAATTTAAATTTACCATTATGAAAACACTACCCATTTTTATCTTTTTCTTGATGATGACATCGGGAATTTTTAGTCAGGAAATAGTTTCTGATATCGATGGAAACCAGTACAACACAGTTCAGATTGGAGACCAGGTTTGGTTAAAAGAGAACCTAAAAGTTTCTCGATTCAACAACGGGGACCCAATCTATGAAACTACATCACTTTTTGATTGGTGGTCACACGTTAACCTTCAGAGTCCAGATTATGGAACGCCAATCCAAAGTTATTACAATATGGACACATCCCTTATGAATCAATACGGTAGATTATACAATTGGTATGTCGCTGGAGACCAAAGAAATGTGTGTCCCACCGGATATAAAGTTCCCACCTTTATGGATTACTACGAGATGTTCTCATTTGTTGATTCCAACACATTGGATCTATTGGATTATAACGAGAATTACATTAATGACGGTGTAATGAATGACCAATCCGGAAAGAAGTTTTTAACTAATGAATATTGGGATTCAGGTTTGGAAGGTAACAACCAAACAAGATGGTCAGGATTACCATCCGGGTTTGTTTATCACCAATGGAGTGATGAGTTCCAGTACTCAAACATTAATTATTTTGGTGAGGGTTTTACAAATGGTTTCTGGACCAAAGATACAGTTTCTTGGGATATGGATGGTGGATTTGGGGTTAGATCAAAAACAATTCACATTATAGGTGATTACATCAGAATGTACCCAACCGGAAGAGGGGTAGGTCATTCAATCAGATGTATCAAAGACAATACATCTAACATCCAAGAAGAAATTAAATTAGAACTTAATGTGTACCCAAACCCAACAAACGAAAACGTTACATTTATTTCAGATAAAAAATATTTAGGGGAAACTTACGGTGTGTATGATGTTAACGGTAAGTTGGTTGTTTCAGGACAAGTTAACTCAATACAAGAAACAATTAATTTACTTGACCAACCATCCGGTATATACATGTTGAGAGTTAATAACGATATGTTTAAGATAATTAAAAACTAAACCAAAAACCATAAACAAAAAAGAAAGTCGGGTAACTCCCGACTTTTTTATCTTTGGTAATTTACATTAACTACTAATTTTTTATGGAAATTACCTTCCGATTCACCAAACTCTTGATACCAAGTATTTGATAAATAACCTTTAAGTAATTCCTCCACATTTTCTCTAGTTACACCCTCCATCTCATCATTGAAGAAGTCACCAGCTTGACGATCAAATTTATTGTCAACAATTTTCTCAACATTAGATACATTTATCGATATTTCCGGTGTACCTGAATCAACCCTAACACCGGTGTAAGTGAAAGTTACCCTAACTCTAGGGTACCAACCCATACGAATACGTTCAATAGTGTTTGAGTCAATTAGTTTATCTACTTTTTCAGTAAATGATTTTGTTTTTGAACCCATAAATTCATTAACATCAACACCATTCCTAACTTTTTCCATTTCACGTTGACCAAGTTGAATAACATTACCCCAAACACCAGAAGGTCTTGCTTTTGACATTTGTTTTCCAGTACTGGACGAATATCTATTGTCAACCTCAAACCATTTTTTATATTTGTAAATATAAATCGGGTACCAATTATAAGAAGTGACAACGTAACCCCAATCCCCACGGTAATCTTTCTCCCATTTACCCTCCAGATTTGAACCTTTAAAAGGTTTTAGTTCAGTTACATAATCCCTAGCGTTAACGTTTGTTATTCTTTTTGGTTTTTCTTTTGAGTAGTCAACCAAGTCACTAACCAATGTCTCATTATATTTCCCATCCGCTCTATAATTTTGAGTAAATGTGTTGGAGTAATGAGTTAATGATTCAGGACTAAAACCAAATACCGGTAAATTCTTCTTAATTACGTCATATAATTGAGCACCAGTCGGCTTTTTACTTTGTCGATATTTTGTTAGAAACCTAAAAAAAGTTACTTCACGATCAGTGAACGCTCTCTCATCGTTTTTTTCTTCTTTTATGAGTTTTACAATTTTTCTTGTAAGTCTTTCAATGTTAATCATAATTATAAATATTTTAAACCTACAAAAAGTGGTAAAACCAATTATATTTATTTGTATAAAATAATTTATTATGGCACACCCAGAGATTCACGCGAAGAGTTCCGTTAAAAAATATGGTGGAAAAGTAGAGGACTATATTAAAATACATGAATGGTTTGATGAAACAAAAGCTTGGATAGGACATTCATATCACAGAATGTTTAGACATCACAGTGAAGGTATTTTTGAATGTGAAAAGACATTCGGACCATCATTTGTGAATAGTGATGGTAAAACAGTTTATACAAGGTATGTTGGTGAGGATCATGTTAAGGAAGATTGTTATAATCACATACCATCAGCTAAGGAGTGGATAAAAGCAATCCAGGATAAAGAAAAACCAATGTGGATGATCAGAACACTGGAACTTAAATTTGATGATTAGGTATTTATAAATAAAACCAAATGAAAAAATTATTTGAGGGTTTAATATTATATCTTAGAATTAGAAAAATCGATGAGCTACGAGTTAGACTTGACATTGAAGACTCAACGGTAGCGAGTGAAGAATATATGGACATTGACACCAGTGACGAAATCAACATACCGTCAAATTTTACAAAGATTTTCGAACACATTTTTATAAACTTTCAAAACGAAATTGAATCATCTTTCCATGATTTAGACATCCCAAAACAGGAATACGATTTTGGTAGTTGGTATCGAGTAATACTTAATATAAACACCAAACAAAAAACAATAGATATTTGGGCTGAAATTGATTATAAAACAGAATTCCCACAGAATAGGTATAGGATCCCCACACATAAATTACCTGATGAAGATCAGATGGTAATAAACAACTTAATGGACGATTGTGATTGTAATTGGATAGTTGTAAATTTTTTTGGTGATAATGGGGAGTTTATGATAAATGAGAATGTTGAAAGTGATGGGAATGAAGATATTGATATTGAATTTGATATGGAAACTATTATTCACGATATTACTATAGAACACGATCCACATTGGTATAGTGGTTACGGTGGAAATGGAAGTGTTCAGATAACCAAGAACGAATTAACTTTTATCATGGCTCTTTATGATTTTGAAACCGAATATGATTCATTTGAAAAAACAATCGATATAAACTTTTTTGATTAAAAATATGGATAAGAAAAAATTATTTGAAGGTCTAATGTTGTACTTAAAATTAAGATACAAAGATGAAAACGACATTCAGATTAGATATAATATGGTTGGTGGAACTATTGATGACACCGATACTGAAGGTTATACAATACCGTCTAATTTTTTAGGGTTTTTAGAAAGTATTATTTACGATAATATTGAAAAAATTAGAGATGAATCTTACAGTGAAGTTAGTGATTATTATAGTTTATATTTGACTATTGACATAACAAATAAACAATTTGTGTTCACTAGTGATTGTTATGAAGTGGTTGAAAACCCGTCAGAATATAACGTACCATTATCTGAAACTGAAATGGAAATAATTGCAGATAGTGGTATAAATCAATTAGCTGTTGATTATAGTGGTTACGGGGATTCGGGGGAAATTGAGTCAACTTATATAGATGAATCCGGTGATTATAAAGATATCCCAACTAGAGTAGAAGACATACTATATCGAGTACTTGAGGACGCTTATGGTGGTTGGGAAATTAATGATGGATCATACGGGACTATTAATATAGAAGATGGTGAAGTCTCAATTGAACATGTTTGGAAAGAAGAAGAACTAAGTGAAACACTTTTAAATTTAGTTATAACCAAAGACAACTTATAATGGACTACTTTACAATACAAAAAAAAATATCTATACTTTGGTTATTAAAAATTAACTAAATGTTTGATACCAAAACTTTTGTTCAGAAACAAGTAAAAGAAAATAAAAATCTTATATTATTTTCGGATATTGACCAGTCAACTATCAATCTATCAGATTACATTAATGTTACAGAATTTGATAAGAAAAAAAGTAATGTAAACATTGATTACTTATGTAGAACCATTAGAATTACCCAACTAATCAATAAATTGATCTTTGAGGTTTATAAAGATAATCTAGGGTTAAACGAAGATAAATCAAAAGAGGGTGTCTTAGATATACACCCATTAAATAATAAAACCAGATGGTCAATTATTAATTACTTCGGTGGTCACAAATTTGTTAAAAACACAATTCTATCCTTATTTGTTGAATTACATAAACCAGTTAAACATGACATGGTTGACTTTTACATTTGGGTAATAGCGAACTCAAAAAATATATTTGGTGATGGGGAGATCTTAAATGAGTTGGTTACTTGTAATATGACAACCTACAGTAAAGGGAGTAAGACCGAATTAATATTAATTGAAATTCTGGAAAGTCTAGGTTATGGTGTTGAATATTTTTGTCCTGGATCCGTTTACGATAGGGATCATGGAATTGATATAATAGTAACGTTTAAAACGGGACATAAAGTTAGTTTCCAGGTCAAAGAATTAACCGGAACAAGTACAAATAAAGATAATCATATATTCTTCACACCAACACCTAAAAACTATCTTAATCTATCGGTTAACAGAATATTATTATTAAATTTAACAACATTAGAATATGTTTCATTTCCAAACGATAATTATATAGTAGATGGTCCTAAAAAAGCTTACATGGTTAAGAAGGACTCACCTATAAAGTTTGGAAATATTAAAGATTTGTGAAAATAATCATTACCGAGAAACAAGCCAAAAAATTAAATAGTAAAACCATTAAATGTGGTAAGTGTGATCATAGTTGGGAAAAAGAACCAAATGATAAACACACCAATCTCTGTCACATGTGTGGTTGGGATAATGATACAAAATCATATAACGATAAAGAATTATTTAAATTTTGGAAAAAACAATCAACCATAAATGAAATAGTTGACCCAAGTTTGAATTTAAATTCTGGAAAAGAAATGGCTAAGTACCTAACAAAAAGAATCCCATTTCTAAAATACATGAACGACTTTGTTTATGACGACCGTGAAGACGATGAGATTGTTAAAGTACAATTTCAAAATGTAACCTACAACGAAGATGTTGAAATGGTTAAACCCACAAATGAAGGAATGATGAAGTTGGAATTTAAGGGTCTTAACACAGTTGTTGAGGTTCATTATTATAAATCCCCAATGGGTGGATCAAGATCAGAACCAACAAGATATAGATACTCTATCGGATACAGATTTGATCTGGTTATGATGTTTAAAAATAAACCAAATCAATCCATGGAAGATGAGTTATTTGAAAGGGTATTCATGATGGCCACAAAACAAGCACTTGAAAATGAGTACCACTATAATAATGAAGTTTTTACTGAAGACACAGAACCACCAAAGGAATTTTTGGATGAATCAATAAATGAAATTAGTAAAAGATTTTTAATGACTGAAGAGTTTATTGAGAAATTACCAGCTGAAATTCAAAATCCATTTTCAGGATATTCAGATAAAGAAATAACAGAAGCTTTGACTAGGTATTTTAAAAATACCAAAAAAAGACAAATTCGTTAATATTTATTATTAAAAATAAGAATGAAAGTCTTAATTAGTGAGGAACAATTTAAGGATCTGGTGGATCTAATAACCGGAAAAAAAACTATATTGAGTAAGGACGAGGAAAGTGATACTGAATCAAAGTCTGAAACAAATTCTGAAAATTTGGACATAATGTCCGGAATTGAGGACTTAAGTAAAAGTGGTAAAGAATATGAAAATACTCAGGTAGGTACCAGTCTCATTGATCATGATTCTGATGTTGAAAAAATACAAACTGCTTTACAGTTCTTGGGGTATTCATTACCGGTTTGGGGTGTTGATGGTAAATTTGGACCAGAAACAGAAGCTGCTGTAAAAAGTTTTGAAGAATCGACTGGATTAGATGAAGACGGTAAACTTGATTCTAATGATCTAGAAAAAATGGTTGACGAGTTAACCAAAGGTAAATTTGAGGATTATGATTTAAATAAAATACAAAAGAATAAAACAAGTAGTTTAATAAATACTAAAAAACTATCGTTTAACCCATCTAATGGTTTTATGACAAAATCTAGACCCGGTCACAAAGGTGTTGATTATAAAGCTAAAAAAGGTGAAAAGATTGTTTTAAAACAAGGTGGTAAAGTTAAAAGAGTACACACAGGTTGTGTTGAAGGACCAAAAAGGTGTGGGGGTGGATATGGTAACTTTGTTGAAGTACAACATGATCCAGAAACTTTAACCAGATACGCTCACTTAACAGAACCAAATATGAAATCGGGTGATGAAGTTAGTCCGGGTGATGTTGTTGGTACAGTTGGAAACACTGGACATTCATTTGGTGCTCATTTACATTTTGAATTTGAAAAAAATGGTAAAAAAATAAACGGATCACCATACGCTGATGAGTATTTTGGAATATCATTGGATTAATATATGAAACTACAATTAACGGAATATCAGGTAAAAAGAATATTAGAACTATTATCCGAAGAAGAAAACGAAAAAATAAACGTTATGTTCGTTGGTGATAGTTTAAGTGCTGCACCTGGATTTACATGGAATTATTTATTGGCTAAAGATCATCCAGATTGGAATGTTACACATGTTGTTAAAGGTGGTATGAAAACTGACTGGATGTTAAAAAACATGTTACCAAAGTTAAAAGAAAAAAAATACGATAAAGTTTTTATATATGGGGGGACTAATGACGCGTTTTGGATTAACGTACCATTATCTTCAGCTGTGTCAAATGTACAGAAAATGGTAGACGCGGTTAAGAACCAAGGAGGAACCGCTTACGTATTTTTGGGTTATGACGCTAAATCTGTAATGACTGACGAAGCTTTAAAACCAACAAAGTATTGTGACAAACCATGTATGAAAAAAGGTAGGGATAGAACAGCACAACTCCAACAAGACTTAGATAGTCAAATAACCGGAGCTGTTATAATACCAACCATTCAAGGTAACAGTAAGTGGACAGCGGATGGTACACACCCAGGACCAGCTCAACATCAGTTAATGAAATCACATGTTAGTAAACATATTAATAACGAACCAAACAAATCAAGTGGTAATTCAGAAAAAGATAGTGAGGATAAAGAAAAGGATTCTGAAACAGAAAAAACTAATGACATTCCGGATTCAGATTCTTTTTTAAAAGGTTTATGGAAAACAATGTTTGGTATTAAAGGTTCTGAAGATGTAAAAACTAAAGATGGTGATGAATCAGAATCTGATACTGATAGTGGTACCGAAGAAACAATTGAAGTTACACCAGGTGAAAGAATTGTTATAAAAAATCCAGGTATCAGTGTTAGAAAATATCCATCAGATATGGAACAAAAAATGAAAAAGGTTGTTGGAACCGACACATTTAACCAGTTTGTAAAAGACGTAAACTCAATAGGGTTGGATCCAATTGTAGCTATGAGACAATTATATTCTGAATCAGCGTTTAGTCCAGATGTGGTTAAATGTAGTAGAAAGTCAAGTGCGGGAGCTCAAGGAATAGCTCAGTTCATGCCGGGAACTTGGCCTTCATACGGTACAGGAAGTCCGTGTGACCCAAAACAGGCTTTAAAAGCTTATGTTAAATTTATGAAACAATTAATGAAAATGTTCCCCAATCGACTAGACCTAGCTATCGCTGGGTACAATAGTGGGCCATATAAGAGTGCTTATAAACAAGCGTTAAAAAATAACACACCATTCACAAGTTTAAAAGGTAAAATACCAAGTGAATCATATTCATACGCGTCAACAATTTTACAACCATAATGAAAGTAAAGTTAACTGAATATCAAATAAAGAGAGTGTTAGAATTACTAACCGAAGAGGAGGACACCAAATTAAACGTAATGTTTGTTGGTGACAGTCATAGTGCTGGACCAGGATGGACTTGGAATTATTTAATAGATAAAGATCACCCAGAATGGAAGTCAACACACGTAACTAAGGGAGGAAAGAGAACCGATTGGATGTTAGAAAACCTCAAATCAAAGTTAAAAGAAAAAAAATATGATTTAGTTTTTATTTATGGTGGAGCTAATGATGTTATGTCCCCACTACCAATATCAACACCAATTAAAAATATACAAAAAATGGTTGACTTGGTTAATCAACAGGGGGGTAAAGCTATTGTTTTGACTGGATTTGACAGTGAGTCAACATTTAATCCAAACAGAATAGCTACAACAAAATACTGTGACCGAGAGTGTATGATTGGATTTAAACCAAAAAGAGTAAAATACCAAACCGAATTAGCTTCATCTATTACCGGAGCTAAAATAATACCAAAGCTAGTTGGAAATATTGATTGGAGTACCGACGGGGTTCACATGGGATCATCAAAACATAAATTAATGAAAAACCATGTTTATAGTAATACGGGTGATTTAAAAAATATAACCGTAGATAGTAAAATAAAAACTAGTGGTGATACTGAAACGGAAAAAACTAATGACATTCCGGATTCAGATTCTTTTTTAAAGGGTTTATGGAAGACGATGTTTGGTATTAAAGATGGTAGTGATGTAAAAACCAAAGACGATGAAAGTGATAGTTCTGAAGAAACAATTGAAGTTACACCAGGTGAAAGAATTGTGATAACAAACCCAGGTGTTAGTGTTAGAAAATATCCATCAGATCTGGAACAAAAAATGAAAAATGTTGTTGGGAATGATGTATTTGATGAATTTGTGTCTAATTTAAAAACAATTGGATTAGATAAAACAGTGGCTATGAGACAATTATATTCTGAATCAGCGTTTAGTCCAGATGTTGTGAAATGTAAAAGAAAATCAAGTGCTGGTGCTCAGGGTATCGCACAGTTTATGCCAGGTACTTGGCCTTCATATGGTACAGGAAGTCCGTGTGACCCAAAACAAGCGTTAAAAGCTTATGTTAAGTTCATGGGTAAACTTATGGAAATGTTCCCAGGTAGATTAGATTTATCTATCGCTGGATACAATAGTGGTCCGTATAAGAGTGCTTACAAACAAGCGTTAAAAAATAAAACACCATTTACCGATCTGAAGGGTAAAATACCAAGTGAGTCATATAACTACGCTTCAATGATTTTACAACCGTAACTTGACAGTGTAAAAAAAATATCCTATAATTTATAACATGAAACTTAAAGGATATTTAAAAGAGAACCCAAACGGTGAATTTGTTGTTAGATTCGCTGATATAATTAAAGAAATTAGACCAAACTTTATTGATTTACCAATCGAAAACCTTAATGATTATATTGGGAAACCAAAACACGGAGATGAGGTAACATTTACCGTTAAGACAATTGCTACCGGTACAACTGAATTTGATGTTATTGATATGGATGTCGCTGTACTTGATTTAGGTGGTAGTCAAATACCAAAACACCCAACATTACTAGATTCAATAGTTGAATATCATGAAGATGAAGAAATTCTAAAAGCTGATGGATTTGATGACGCGGTTATTGGAATTGACCTTGGGACAATGAGATTGGTATATTCGGTTACCAGGTGTTTGGAAATTTTAATTGTTGAGGATGAAATGTCACTTGAGGACGCGATTGAACATTTTGATTTTAATGTTAGGGGATCTTATGTTGGTGAAAAAACACCAATATGGTGTGAAGATAATTATTTTATGTGATATTTATTATCATGTCACTAACTTCTAAAAAAATATTAAAAATAATTGATGGGAATTTAGGTAAAGACCCTAAAGTGGATGACGTATTATTATCAATTAAAGAAGAAATACAGAGTAAAATCAAAAAAGAAGAAATAGACCTCATCAATAGGTTGTACACAATTGGATATTACGATAAGGAAATGTCTAGGAAATATAAAACCAACTACTACGAATCTGAAATGAAACCACTACGATTAAATACCCCCAACTAAAACTGGGGGTTTATTTTTTTAATATCGTTAGTATTTATTAGTAAGTTAATAAATTATGGAAAATATTGATAACGTATTAAAAAAAATTTTAGTTAATATTGGATATGAACCTAAAAAAACTTTAACCGAAAATAAAAAAATAATCCTTGAAACATACGCGTACGCTGATAAAAACAGTAAAACCATAACACTACAAGGTAATATTAATTGTGAACAAACAGGTGGTGGAGCAAATGCTATGGAACTACAATTATCAAAAGGGTTCGTTTTTACAAAAATTGGTAACCAATTAGTAACTAGTAATCAGACTGTAAATTTAATCCACGATTATCTTGGTTACACAGTAGAAACCTGGAAAGGGGTTACCATAAGGATTAGTTGTTCAACTAAAGAAGTTAAAGTTGATGGACACGGTAACACTTTTGTTGGTGAAAATTGGACACCACAATTTAACGGAATTGTTAGTGAAGCTTGTTCTTGGAAAGACGAAAAACCAAAACAGGAAGAAAAACCAAAACAGGAAGAAAAACCAAAACAGGAAGAAACACCATTACAACAAACTCCACAAGTTACAACACCACCACAAAAAACCGCAAAGGAAATTTCGGATGAACAATGTGCGTTGGATTGTAATCAAAGATGGCCTTATTATTCAGTTGTTTGTGATGGTGGTGATTGGAAAAAAACATTAAACTCTTGGATTTCAGAAAAAGGTGGTGGTAAAAATAAGGAAACATATATATCTCTTAGAACATCTTGGTGTTCCGGTTGGAGACCCGGACAGACCCAACAAAGTTTCAGGGATTTTGTTACCCCAATATTTCCCGGATCTGAGGCAACCACAACAACAATACAAACCCAAAATCAAGAGACAAGTGTATATTAAAAATAATGAAATAATAAAATAATAAAAAATGGATCAAAAATGTTTAGTAACAAAACCACAGGTAGACCCATATAATGTTTACACAACAAATGTATCATATTTTTATGACCAAACAACAAAAAAATGTGTATATGGACAAGGATCAACAGGGTTTTCAAGTGAAGATGAATGTACTAAAGCTTGTGTTGGTACAGAAACTACTTCCGAGACAGTTGTTACCAAAGACCAAATAAAAGTTGGGTTTAAATTTTCTAACGGACTTGAAATACTAAAGGAACCAAAATCATATGAAAATAGTGAGAAAGGAATTACTATTTGGATACCAACCCAAGATGGTGGAAGCACCGGAAATGAATTTTCATGTACTAGACACGAAAATGGAAAATATTATTTGTACCCAAGTAAAAACGGTAAATATACATTGACTAAAAGTGAGTCAAAAGCTTTATATGACAAATATTGTCAGTCATCTAGTAATTATGTGGGTGAATTACGTGACTTTATTGTACCAATATTTCCATCTTCTGGGAATAATTCATTGGCTGATAATAGTAATAATCAAAACATTTACACATATTAAATAAAAAAAATAGATATGAAAAATAAATTTTTATTAACCGAAGAAGAATCACAAAGAATAAAATCTTTACACAAAAAATTTGGATATAGATCCGGATTATTAACCGAAGCTGAATACCTAAATCAGGATAGGCCTAATGACCCATTTCAGTACCTTAAAGTTGATGATGGATCAACAACCAAATATTATTATAAAGGTGTTAAAGGTGATCCGTTAAAACAGTACCCGAATTGGACTGAAGCTACTGGAAATAGATTAGGTGCTATACAAAAACTGGTAACATTTAAAACCACAGCCGAAACATCATCACAGTTGTCAACAACACAAAAAACAGATGAAGAATTGTATACTGAGTATTTTAATAAAGAATTAAAACAAATAAAACCAGAACAATTACCTAAAGGTAAGATTACAAAATTAACCGATGGTACGTATGGATACGTTTTGGATGATGGGTCATACACTTTATTATCCGATGGGTACTCAATGGATAAAAACGGGGTTAAATCCACAAATAAATGGACTGAAACACCGTTTGTTAAACCAGTTGTTGGTGGTGATAACAAAACAAATCTAACACCTGGACAAAGTGAGGACAATCCGTGTCCATATGGAATGGGTAGATTAGCGACAGAGGAAGAGATAAATAAATTAAAAGCTGGTGAACCAGGTAGGAACTACGGTAATTTAGCTGGAAATACCATGTTACCGTCAAACGCTTCTTTTGGTCCTGAAAACTTATCAGGACTGATTGGACCTGAAGGACAACATTACGGAAGTACCATTTGGAGATGTGAAAGAAACAATGAGGTTATACACTTCTTCCAACCACCAAAATCAAAATCAAATACGGGGAAATCAATAATTGATTTAATATCCGAATACCTAAAATCAAAATACCCGACGATACAAATACCACAAACAGTACTTGACACATTGAAAACTTTATTAACTGGTATCGACGCTACAGTAATTACCAAAATAACAGAATTCCTAACAGCAAAAACTGGAACCATTGAGGACCTGTTGGCATTAATCCCAGAATCGATTAAAACAAAAATATTAGAACTTCTAAAATCAATACCAAATTTATTATCAACAACTAGTGGTGGTACAACACAAACACCAATTGGTGGAGACGCAACAAGAGCGGTATATTAATGGATAAATTAATTTTAAAAATATTAAAAGAAGAAACTAGACGGTTACAAATAGAATCTCACGATATCTATTTGGACCGTGTTGTTAATTTAGTGTCATTACTCACCGAAAATGAAGATGAAAGAGAACCAGACATGGTTTGGGACTTTACTGACGTAAAACAAAATATTGATAAATCAAAAGGTTGGGTTAAAACCAAAGAAGATGTAATTGAATATTTAAAAAACTTATTAAAAAAGTTAGAAAACGTTCAATTACCAATCAAAAACAAAATACTTAAATATGTTTTGTATTCATTTTTAGGTATTTTGACAATATCACAAATTACATCAATAGAGGGTGAGGTTATTGGGACAAAAGTTGATAGTAAACCAAATAATATAACCCAGGTTGTTAAACCAAAACAAAAAAAGGTGGTTGACGTTAAAGTTAGAGAAGTATCACCAGATTTAATTGAACATTTAAAATATGAAGAGGGGTCAATATATGACAAAGGTGAACCTGTGTTAACCGCTTATGATCTTGGTGATGGAGCTTATACCATAGGTTATGGTCACGCGATATTCAGTAACCCAAGACGTGGTGACAATGGGGGTAAATATAAATTCTTACCTAAGTACAATAAAATAACACCAGGTAGAACAACAATCACAAAAGAACAGGCTGAAATATTATTAAATGATGACATACAAATAGCTACCGAGAGTTTAAATAAAATATTAAATGATTGGGAGGAACAAGGTATCAAACCAAAAATAACACAGGGTATGTATAACTCTATGATATCACTAATATTTAATATGGGAATTACAAATTTTAGAAAAAGTGACTTCATACAGTTGGTTAAACAAGGTAGATTTGAGGAAGCTCGTGAAGAAATAAAAAACATAAGTTCAAATATGTTTAGAAAATATCCCGGATTAAAAATTAGGAGGGAGAATGAATATGAGATGTTTAAGTGATGAAAATACTACTAACAGAAAATCAAACTAATAATGTATTACAAATGTTAATAAATAGAGTCTTGGAGGACTTTAGAAACGTTTGTGATGAAGATTATGAAGGTGAGGAACCTGATTGGTTTCATGGTGATGAATGTCACTTCATGGATTATGTCACTAAAGTAAAAGTTGTTGAGTCATCAATGGAACCGGATTATAACGGATCAAAAATGATAATTGGTAAAGTTGATATTTATCATACAGATGATGATGAGTTTGATGAGGAAGATTTTTTATATTATATTAAGGACACACTAAGAATTAAATATAAAGTTAGAGTTTCTCTTAAACTGAACGAACAAATTTTTTAATGGACAAACACAATGACATACCAAAAGATTATAATTATGACTACCAATATGGATTTTGTCATTACTTCGCTTACGGTGTGATTGATTACTTTAAAGAAAAATTCCCGGATGATGACGTTTGTTATTATTTAATAATATCTGAAGAAAAAGTCGTTGAAACAGATGAGGTCATCACACAAAATTTAATCCATACATATATAAAAGTTAATGATAACTTTATTGACTCAAGGGGGGTACACGATTATAGTGACATACAAAATAAAATAGATGAATATGAGGAAGAAGCTATTAAGTTTTTACCGGATGTTATGTCTATAACAATACTGGAAGGTGAAAGTGATGACATACCAGATATCTTTTTTGAAAACAATGAATGTAATCAGGATCAAGTAGAAAAAGATCTGGAAAGATTTAAGACCAACCCAGAAATAAAATCATTTGTGGGTAATAAAAACATAACCGAGTCAAAAAAATATGATCCATCATATGAAGATAGTGAAAATGAGATGGAAATAAGAGCCGCTGTCAAAGTTATATCGATATTAAATACAAACTACTTTAAACTTAAAAATGATCACATTGTGGCTAATAGTGGTGGTGGCACCGAAGCTAATTACATTTACGACCCCAAGAATAATGTATTATGGTATGATAGAACTTACCAAGATAAAGTAAAAAAAATACTTAAACCCCAATTAAAAGACAAGGGTTGGTTTACCCAAGAGTCGATATTTAAAACGGCTAGTTTTAAATTCTTTGAACAAAAATTTGGGTCAAAATATATAAATGGGAACACCTACTTAGATAGTGCAAACATAGCTTTATATTAATCATATGGACGATTACATGTATAACATATTACCAGATGATGGTCATGAATATGATAGACTAAAATCTTTCCTATCTATGTTTGATTTTAGAAATGTCAAATCAATACAAACATACTTTGATGAGGACACCAACACTTACGAAATTAAATTAGTGTACAACCATTATATGAATGAACCATTTCATAAGTTTTATATTGATGACAATAAGGATAAAATTGAATTCTTGATTAATAAGTACTTGGAAATACCAAGTGATAGATTCTCAATAGAGACTGAAATATCCGAGAAACACTAACTAAACAATTTCTTTGTTTTTTTATTCCTGTGAAAAGTAATTACAAATCTATGTACCTCATTTTGTATTTCACCCAAGACATGTTTAAAACTGGTACCCATCAACTCAATAGATTTACCATCGATTGTGTGAATTGTCTTTGGTTGGTGACGATCGTCTTTGGAGATTGATATTAAATCAATTTTACCCAACAGACCCAAAGACTCAAATACGGATTTTGCCACATTTAATTGACCCTTACCACCATCAATAACAACGAGTGATGGTAATTCTTGTTTCTCATCTAAAAGTCGTTTAAATCGACGATTTAATACCTCATCAAATGAGGAGTAATCATCGGGACCAGAAACAGTTTTAATATTGAATTTACGGTAGTTTGATTTATCCGGTTTTGAATTCTTATATCTAACAAGAGCTGATACCTGACAATCACCAGATGTGTGTGAATTATCAAAAGACTCAATAGTAATGGGTGAATTGATTAGACCTAACTCCTCTTTGAATTTACGAGACAGATCAGAATAGTGTTTAACTCTAAATGGTTCAAGTATTGATTCTAGTTCTGATAACTTATCCAACTTAACTTTGAAGTTATGAGCTAACTCAAATTCATACTTGTCCGAGTGATACTTCATCATACGATTCAGTTTTGATCTAACATAACTAAAATCAAAATTGAATATCTTTCTAATGTCACTGATCATGTCGTTATACCGATGTTTTAAGATACCAGAGATACAAGGACCCTGACACCTACCAATATGAAAATCCAAACATACCTTGAACTTTTCAGAAGAAATGTTATCCTCAGTCAATTCATAAGAACATGTTCTAAGGTTAAAAATATCATAAATCAAACCATGTATCAGGTAACAAGTGTTCGAGTTGGTACACTCAAGTAAAATCTCACCAGATAGTTTTGTGGAGTTGTATACTTCTATTTTAGGGAACTCTTCATCTGACACGGTAACGTACCAACGTCTTGAACGATCATCCTTACCCTTCATGTTGTACTTTGGTTTGTACACCTTGATTAGATCATCCTCAAGTAAAAGTGATTGTGGTTCATCATCCGTACACATAAACTCAACATCCTTAATCTCAGACACCATCATATAGGTTTTGAAATCTTTTTGATTCTTATTAAAATAAGATTTAACCCTCTTAGGTAAGAACTTTGATTTACCAATATAAATAATCTGATCCTTACCATTTTTGAATAGGTAACACCCAGGACTCTTTGGAATATTATTTAATTTGTCAGATAACATACTACAAATATACAAAAATATTTTTATATTATATTTATATATGATGGAAAAAAAAATATTAATCGAGGAAATATCAAAAATTAGATCCATAATGGGTTTATATTTAAATGAATCACCACCATACCATCCGGATATGGACCTACCTAAAATAGCTAAAAAAGCTCAACATGGGTATTTGGAGGGTGACTCACCAGAATTATTAGGTAAAAACGTTTGGTTTCACACCAATAGACATAACATAAAAAAGAATAGAAACGGTGGGTTTGGTGTTTTTGGATTGACAAGTAGAGGAAAGAAAGACGCTAAACCAGGTATCATTGGATACACTAATGATATTTTACTTGGTGGGGACATCACATTTGATATTAGTCCAGGTTACCATGAAATAATGAGAACAACAAAGGACAAAGGACAAATGTCTAAAAGACAACAAAAAGTTGGTGTTGGTGGAACAGTAATGGAATTACCAGATGATCCGATGTCATTCAAAGAAAACTCAACAGAAATAAAATATAATCCATTCTTGTCTGACTTTTTCTTCACACCTGATGGTCAAAATAAAATTGTGGGTGCTGATAATGTTTACGCGGAATACAGACCAGATAGATCATATTCATTACACGCGATTAACCCAGTAACAGAACCGTTTGAACCAGGAGAATTTAACCCTTAATTCTTTCTTAATTCTTCTTGGTATTTAGATATTAATCGATTGTTATTCTCGATCAATCTTAAAGTTTTCAAGATACTCTTTCTTGACTTACCCTTTTTACCTTCTTTTTTTGCTTTAGCCATTTTATTTCGTGTTTTAAATTAAATATCGAAAAAAATTTGTTTATTTAATTATTTCTACTAATTTTAACTCATAAAAATATTAAATATGGGAAGTGTAATTAGTAACATTGATTGTCCGACATGTGGTTCGGATAATTGTTTTGAGGATTTTTATTATAAGACCGGTGAAATGTACTCATCCTGTCCGGAATGTGGGTTCTATCACAACGTACATTACAAACGTGATGACGAGGGGAATTTAATGAAGAAAGACGATAGTCGTGGACTCGAATACGATAATTTAATTGTGGTTGAGGAAAAACAAGAAAAATCCTACAGTGTATATAGATTAAAGTTCAATGGGTCTGTAGCTACCGAAATTGGACACATTGAAAATGAGGATGAGTGCGAACGATTTATCAACGAAATTACCTCCATAAGTAAAAACGACGACACCATTGAACTGTGTGAATTAAGTCGATTTGTCGATGGAAAAATAGTTAAGACCACAATAGTATAATACCATAACTACCACCTATGA